TCACGGCCGGACACCAGCCGCTCGGGGGCGGTTCAGCCGTTGTCGTGAGCGGCTGCGATGGCAGCCCACGAGTCGCGTTCGGCCTCGTACTTGGCGACGTACTTGGCGTTGCCGTACTTGGTCCAGGTGGCGATCTCTTCGTTGGCCTGGGCGATGCCCTGCCTCGCCGCTTCGAGGACCGCCGCGGGGGTCGCCCACGTGTCATCGGTGATGATCGACTTGCCCTCACGCATCTGGCCAGCGACGTAGCCGTACACGGTGGCGAGGGACATGAATGCCTCGCGGTCGTAGAACGCGGCCTTGTAGAAGATCGAGACGCGGCGGCGGCCGAACTGGTCCACGATGTAGGACCACATGGCGTGGTCGGAGCCCTCGCGCTTCCAGCCTTCGGGCAGCGTCGCGGGCATGAACATCGGGTCCGACGGGTCGGGGTCGCCGAAGGCGAAGCCGACCGCTTCGAAGCTGTCGCGCGGGTCGTGGAGCGTGGTCGGGAGCCGGTCGGAGTGGACGAGCTGCTGCTGGCCGCGGGCTTCCTGCGATTCGATCAGGTCGTCGATGCTGTGGCCGCCCATGGCAGCGGCGAGGGCGGTGTACCCGAACGTTGTGCGGCTTTCGGGGCTGCTGGTGTTCTCGATCACGGGACGTCTCCTGGCATGGTTGGGGTGTGGCCGCGCCCGCTTGCTCCGGGCGCGGCTTCGGGTTGCGTGGGTGGTGGGGCTTACAGGGGCGGCTGGCAGGTTGGGCAGACTTCGGCGGGGAAGCCGTGTGTGCCGTACCAGCAGGCGGGCTGGTGGCCGGGTGCGGGGATCGGGTCGAGGAACGCCGCCCAGCCGTCCGCGTAGAACTCCGGGCCGTCTATGTCCAGGACCACTGGGTCCGGCATGGTCGGGTCGTAGGCGAGGCCGGCGTGGGTCACGACGCGGCCTGCTTCGCCACCAGGTGCATGACGGGGATCCGCTGGGTGGTCTCCGCGTCCGGGAGGCCGATCTCGTGGGTGACCTCGTTGAAGCAGGGCGTCGGCTCGTTGGACGGGTCGACGTAGGGCCCGGCAATGGCCTCCAGTGCCGCGACCTTGGCCCGCTCCTCGTCGAGCTTCCGCGAGAGGCATTCGACGACGATCTCCGCCTCGGTCGCGTGCTCGATCGCCGTCTCGGCGCGGGCCTTGGCCTGCTCGGTGGCCAAAAACTCCCGGTAGAGCCGGTCAGTGAACCAGTCGCAGGCGTCCATCAGCAGGCCGTTGCGGGCCGTCAAGTCGGCGATCTGGCGGCGCAGGGCCCGCTGGGAATCGCGGCGCCGCTCGCCGGTCCGGAGCTTGAGGTTCACGAGGTCCCTCTCTGTTCGGTCGTGACGCGGCTGGGTACGTACCAGCGGCGCCCTGTGGTCTCTCGGCGGTCGAGGACGCCCATGCGCCACAGCAGGTCGAGGTCGTGGCGGTGGGTGTGGCGCTGCGGGGCGTCGTAGCGCGCTTTGGCGTAGGCGCGGGCGACACGGGCGGTGGTCCACTCCCCGCCTTGACGGCGCACCAGGCGCAGCAGCAGGGCCACGCGCGGGTGCAGGGCCTCGGTGGTCGCGGCGGTCATCGCAGCCCCCGCTTCTCCCGCTTGGCGATCCGGTCGAACGCGGCGTCGAACTCGGCCTGCGACGGGGTGCGTCCGGCCGGCCAGTCGGCGGGGGTACGCCACCCGCAGGCCGGGCGCTGATCCGTCCACGGGCCACGGCGGCGGAGTGTGCCGCCGCGCCGGCCAAACTCATACGCCAGGGCGCTCAGGCCGACAGCGGCCGGGCCGCCGATGACAATCGCCAGGTCAGGGATCATGACGCCTCCTTCGAGGGTTCGGGCAGACGGGAAACGGGCTTGTCGTCCCACGTGGCGATCTGGACGAAGCCGTCGCGGACGGAGCGGGTGAAGTCCTGGGCGTGCTGGACTGCGGCCAGGTCGAGGGCCCACTGCTTGCCCCACTCGGTGGCCATCTCCGTCACTGAGCGGGCGTACCGGTCGGCCGCGCGGCGCCGGCCCTGGTCGGTCCGGCGGTCCCGGGCGATCCGGTGACGGGCCACCAGCGACCCCACCCACGCGGTCAGCACCAGGGCGGCCAGGCCGTAGCCGAGGACGGCGGTCACGACGTACCGCCCTCGGGGGCCGCACGGTGGGTGCAGGTGCCGTAGAAGCACGGCCCGGCCTGCGCGCGCCACTGCGTCTTCGACAGCAACTCCACGCGGTAGCCCTGCCGGATCTGCCGCTCACGGTCCCGAGCCCGGGGCGTGAAGTTGCGGTGCGCCTCCTCCGGGCCCGTTGCGCCGTCCCCGTACTCGGACGCCATGGCGCAGCCCTGACCGTTGAAGAGGACCCAGTGGCAGGAGCGCAGCGACAGCGTCTCCCCGCCGATCTGCACGATAAGCTGCGGCATCACGACGCACCGCCTTCGCTGGTCGGCCGGGCGTTCTGGGCGGCCTCGATGGCGCACGCCCACCTGTACGCATCCCACCGGCGGTACACCCGGCGGCACACCGACCGCGGCCACGACCAGACACGCCCCAACGGGCTGACCCGGGCAGCCTTCGCAGCGTCGTACTGGGCGATGCCCCACACGACCGCGTGGCAGGCCCACAGGTAGCGCCAGTCGTAGTCGTCGAGCTTCCACTCGTTCGTGTAGCGGAACCGCCAAGCCTCCCCGAACTGGCCTTCGGGCAGGTACTCGAAGCTGGCCAGGGCCTCGCGGGCGGCCTCCTCGCTACCCGTGCTGTACTCAGCGAGGAAGCCTTCGGTCTTCTCCTGCCAAGCGGCGGTGACCCCGGGGAACCACTCCTCGGCCTGCGCCAGTTCGGCGGCGACGTACTTGTCGAACAGGTCGTTGGAGAACTGGATGGCGGGCTCGTTCCAGGCCGTGAGCTTCTCGTGCCAGTAGTAGACGTTGGGCTGACCGCTGGTAGACGACTCGCGGAACAGCCGGAACATGTCCTCGGTCGGCCAGACGGAGAAGGCGTAGGTTCCGACCGCGCCGGTGAAGACGAGCTTGTTAGGCCAAGTGACCAGGTCAAAGCGGTAGCCGTTGCCGTCCAGAGCGGCGAACCGCAGGTGCCGGTAGACGCCGTACTCGTGCAGCACGGTCACCTCGAACCCGGCCGTGCCGCGGGCGAACCGCTCGGCGGCGTCCTTCTCGGCCTTGGTGCGGTAGTCGGTCATCGCCGTCCCCCCTTGGGCGCGGTGAGCGTGAGGGGCTCCCAGATGGCCGCGACCGTCTTGGCCCGCTCGACCAGCCATGCCCGGACAGCTGGTTCGTCGGCCTCAGTGACGACGCACTCGGTGGAGCGGAGGATGGCCTTGCGCTGGAGAACCCAGAAGACCTTCAGGACATCCGGCCCGGGCGTCTCGCCTTCGATTAGGTCGTCCGGGTTGTCTCGCTGCCAGTCCCAGCGGAACGCCAGGTTGAGGTCCGGGTCGTTGTTGCCCCAGTCCTCGTAGAACGAGGCCCACGAGTCATAGACCTCGTGTAGGCCGTTCTCGTAGTAGTTGCCCTCGTTGCAGTAGTACGGGTGGTCGATCTCCCACAGTCGCTGGTCGCTCACGCGGCCACCCCCGTCCCGGCCTGCGCCAGCTCGTGGGCGCGGATCGCGACCCGGGCCGCAGTCAGGCCCAGCGCGTACCCGAGGGCCTCCAACTCGGCGGCGTGGACCGCGAGGACGTTCGCGCCGCCCTGCCGCTGGTCCTCCTCACGGAGCCGGGATGCCTTGGCCCGCAGGCCGTTCGCCTGCGCCTCCATAGCGTCGAGGTCCGCGCCCCACGCGGCCTCATCGACAGCCCGCCTGTGGGCCCGCTCCAGCACCGGCCAGTCGGCATCCACGGACTCCAGCAGCATGTGCGCCGCCTGCTGCAACGGGGCGAACACCGGGTCGGTGGAAGGCAGATCCCGCAGCCAGAGACGCGCGCTCACCGGGCCACCGCCTTGCGGGGGCTCTTGACCAGGTACGGGAACGGCCGGGTCTCGGCGTCCAAGTCGGCGTCGCACAGCAGGTGCGCGTACTCCGCGCGGCGGCCGGACCGCAGGGGCGCCTGCAGCTCCGCCTCCGACACGTCCAGGTCCGCGATCGTCCGCGGCGGCATCGAGGCGGTCACCGGGCACCGCCCTCAAGCAGTTTGCCGATAGCGGCGATGGCGTCGGTGACGCCCTGGTTGTACGCCTCGTCCTCCGGCGTACCGGTGTTGTCCGTCAGGTACTCCGCGCGGGCCGCGTCGATCGCCTCGGCCAGAGTCGCGGCGCGGTCGGCCGCCAGCCGCTCGATCTCGCGGGCCTGCCGCTCGACATCGTCCAGCAGGGCGCGCACGTTGGTGGGGGCCTCGGCGATGAAGCGGGCGTTGGCGTAGGCCTGTCCGTCGCCGGCCGATGTGTAGACCAGGGCAATGTCGCCGTCGCTGACGTTGCCCTCGGACGGGATCAGGCGCGGCCTCGCCTGCACCGTGTAGACGCCGTCCAGGTCTCGGTGCGACCCCCACGGGCCAGGCGTCACGGCCTCGACGCGGGCGCGGATCTCGGCGAGCCGCTCAGGGCTCAGCGGGGTGGTCGCCTGCGTCTGGGCAGGCTGGTTCTGCAAAGATGGACTCACGGTCCGTCTCCGATCTTGTCTGGTTGATTGGGGTGGATCAGGGCCCCCGCCGGGCTTCGCGGAACGGCGGGCGGCCCGCTGCCGCTCAGGCGGCGGCGCGGCGCGCTACGCGCGGCTCGGGCGGCCGGGTCTCGTAGTTCTCCGCCGACTGGCTCGCGTCCCCTTCGAGGCCGTCCAGGTACGCGGCGACGGCGGTGATGCGGGCGGCGACGCACTTTCCGATACGGATGGTCGCGGGGCCCTTTCCAGCCATGCGCCACTTCCGGTAGGTGCTGTACGTGATGCCGAGCCGGGTGGCGATGCCGGGCACGACGTTCCCGTTGTCGTCGGTGCTGTCCTGCGCGAAGCAGAAACCGGGCGGGGGCTTCTGGTGCTGCTGCCGTGTCGGCACGAGGGCTCCTAGATGCGTGAGGTTCTATTCAGTAGTCGAATCGGTCGAATCCGGAGCCGCTGGAGGCGCGAAAAGAACCAGTACAGCAACCCCGACAGCGTCGGCGATAGCGTGGGCGAGTTCCATTTCGACGGTCTCCTGCGTGCCAGTGAGCAGTCGGTGCACCAGCGAGTGGTGACAGCCGACGGCTTCGGCGAGCATCCGGGTGCTGTACGGGGTGCCGCGGCCGGGGTGGTCCATGACCTTGGCCAGGAGATCCCGGTCGCGGAGGGTGTAGCGCACTCTCAAGAGGATCTCCGTTAGAACGAATCGGCTCTCGATGGGAACACTCAACCACACTCATAGCCGATTCGTCTACAGATCCGACCGACCGAATCCCCCGTAGCCCAGTAACCTCAGCATCAGTAGCATCACCCTGTAGACGATTCGTCGCCCCTGCGAGATGGTTGTACGGTCTGACCTGCGATTTGCAGAGACGATCCGTACCCGGTGAGAGACAACGGATTGAGCGAGAAGGAAGGGAAAGGCCCCATGTCGGCGCCCGAGAGTGCCATCGAGAGCCCTCCCCCAGTAGACGCTCCGGCGAGCGACGCACTCAGCCGGCTGGTCCGCGACGTCCAGGCCACAGGCACCTCGTTCCAGCAGATGGCCGACCGCGCCCGCGCCCGCGGCCACGAGATCAGCAAGCCCTACTTCCAGAAGCTCGCCGCAGGCAACGTCTCCACCGCGCCGGATCCGAAACGGCTCCTCGCCATCGCCGCCGGCATCCAGGTTCCCCCCAACGTCGTCAAGCGCGCCGCGGCCCTGCAGTACCTCAACTACCAGGCGACCGAACTCGCGGGATACGACGAGGAGGTGCGCATCATCGTCGCGCACCTCGCGGGCAAGAGCCGCCCGGAGCTGCGCCGGTGGCGAGCGATGATCGAGGCCGAGGAGAGCGTCGCGGACGATGAGTAACACCCGACCTTGGTGGCACTGGGTGACATTCTGATAGGAAAAGTAGATATTCACCTAACTACTTGTCGTCCTTTGGCCGCCGGTCGTAGTCTTCACGGGCCTCACACATCTGGGCATCTGCTCGTCCGGATGATGGGATGAAGGGGGGGCATCTTGCTGAACGTGAACTACGCCCTTGACGACAGGATCGACGCCGATCACGCCGTAGTGGTGGAAGAGTCGCGAGGCAGCGTCGAGGTGCGGCTGTCGCCTGAAGTGTTCTCGGATCAGGCCTGCGCCGCTCTCAATGCGGCTAGCCAGCAATTCCTGGCGGGTGGTCAGTGGTTCCAGCTCTGGCGCGGTGAGATCGTCTCCATGGAGTCCCCGGAAGACCCGCGTCAGGGAGGCACAGTTGCCCGGCTACATCGAGGACAGGTGGTACACGAAGCGTCCTGATCCGGCAACGGGCAAGCGCCGCCAGACGGCGCGGTACGGCAAGGGCAAACGGTGGAGGGTTGCGGGCATCCCGGGCGTCCGCGACCGTTCCTTCACCCGCGAGGTGGACGCCAAGCGGTGGCTGGCCGACTCGCAGACCGATTCCAGCCGCGGCACGTTCTACGATCCCCGTGACGGTGAGATCTCTCTGCGCGAGTACGTGGAGCAGCACTGGTGGCCGACGCTGCGGAAGGCGCCAGGCACCAAGCAGTCGATGCAGTCGCGCGTCTTCAACCACATCCTCCCGCACGTCGGGCATCTGGCCCTGAACCGCATCGGCCACGATGAGGTGCTGGCGTGGCAGGCCCGAGCCGAGCGGTCCATCGACGTCAGTACCCTCGTGGTGACCTGGCGGCACTTCTCCTCGATCATGCAGGCCGCACACAAGGCCAAAAGGGTCCCCGCGAACCCGTTCCGCGACGAGGACCTGAAGGCGCCCGCGGTCCCCAAGTCGAAGGCGAAGGCCTGGTCACCGGAGACAGTCATCGCGGTCCGCGAGGCACTGCCGCCGCGGTACCGGATCCTGCTGGATCTGGGTATCGGCGCGGGCCTTCGGCAGGGTGAGGCGTTCGGGTTCTCCCCGGACGACATCGACGGCGACGAGATCGCCGTGGTGCGCCAGGTGGTCGTCATCCGCTCGCGGCTAGCGTTCGCGCCGCCGAAGGGCAACAAGGAGCGGACGGCGCCATGCCCGCCAGCACTGGCCCGGGCGGTGAAGGAGTACGCCAACGCCTTCCCCACGGTCGAGGTGACGTTGCCGTGGGTGGATCCGGACAGGCCGAGCCTGGCGTGGGAGGACCGGCCGCTGAGGACGGTGCGGCTGCTGGTGACGACACCCCGTACAGGCGGGAAGAGCGGCGGCGCGGTGAACCGCAGCCACTTCGACGACAAGCACTGGAAGCCCGCCCTTGCCCGGGCCGGGGTGATCCCGGAGCCGGAGACGGAGGTCACGGGGCACCGGCCGGGTAAGGGACCGGTGCGCCGGGTGAAGTGGGCGATGCCGCGCGAGGAGGGCTTCCACGTCACGCGGCACACGTTCGCGTCGATCGTGCTGCAGGCCGGCGAGACGGTGACACAGTTGGCCGCGTGGCTGGGGCATTCCGATCCGGCGTTCACGCTGCGGACTTACGTGCACTTCATGCCGAAGTCGGGGAGCAGGGGGCTGGCGGCTCTCGGCGAGTGGGTGGCTCCGGGTGGCGGTGCCGCGGTGGAGATCTCACCGGCTAACGGATCTCCCCAGATTCTCCCCAGCGCACGGTCATCCGGCGATTCTGAGGGTATCCTCGCAGGTCAATGACGTGCGGGGCAGACGAGTCGGGCTGTACGCCGGGTTCTGTGCCCCGGGATTCCGTGGCCTGGACCGGAGCCGCCGACTGATCTCAGGTGCCGTCTGACCTGCGTTCTCTCCCGTTCAGATGTTGGGTTGACGTGTTCCGAATGGGGGTGGATTCGGGAGTTTCGGGTTCTCCCCCACTGCTCCCCTCCCCAACCACTCCCCAGATTCTCCCCCGCGCCGACAGCGCCGTTGAGGCCGTGAGCAGCTACGAAGCGGGTGGCCCGTCCGGGCCGATGCGCCCGGGCTCATATGGCACGGCCGCCCGGCTGGCTCCGGCGGCACGCTCGCCTTCGAGGATCAGCAGGCAGACCTTGCAGGCACGGATCTCCTGCGCCGGGCCGTCCTTGGGGTGGAGGACTCCGACGCTGGTGGTCTCGATCCCCGTGCGGGCGCACTGAAAGCACGACCCGATCGCCCATGAGTAGAGGCCGAGGATTGCCTCACTGTCCATTCCTGTCTCCCTGTTGATCTGGGCGCCGCGGTCATGGGGCCCGCAGCTCACTACTTGAACACATGTTCGATATTGACACGCACGTACTAGGCGCGTCACCTGCACCGCCCTTGATCAGAAACTGCACAGATCTCTGTGCAGACTTCTGATCTTGGCGACCAGACGTTGTAGGGATGCCATCCCTTGATCCAGTGCCCGACCACGTGCTTGCGCGGCGCCGACGGATCGGGATGCGAATCCGAGATGCCCGCTTGCATGCTGACCTGACCCAGGAGCGGCTCGGCGAACTGACGGACATGCACCGCAACACCATCGTGAACATCGAACTAGGCATCTACAGCCCGCGCCTCGACAGCCTGCTGCTGATCGCCGACGCGGTGCGGGTACCCCTGTCCGACCTGGTGCGCGAGTAAGTGCCTGCGGCCCACCTGACGGTTGGTCATCTACCCAGGGCCACGCATGCACATAACGTGTGTCCCCCGAACGAGTGATACCGCGGCAACAGCATTGACCCGCGAAGTGTTGCCTGAAGCGACCTGCACAACGTACCCCCGGCCCCAGTCGTGGCACCGGGGGGCACGCTCCGGCCGGGTGGGGCCGGATTCTCCCCCGCACCAGGGGTGCGTCTCCGCGGGGAGGTGGCTGGTGGTCCCGGCCGTCCGCACGGGGGTGACGGTCGGCCGGGACCAGGGGCCGCCGACGGCCAAGGGCCGTACCGCCGACGCCCGGCTCACAGGGACGGCAGCGTCCCGGGCGCACTGGGCGCCGAGTCCCGTCGCCCTATCCACGCGGGCCCCAGGTACGGCGCCAGCGCGGTGACGATCAGCTCCGCGGACGCCGGGGAGAGCCGCGGTACGTGAACCCGCGGATGCCCCGACTCGTCCGGCCGGGCCGTCAGCGTCGTCAACTCCGTCTCGGGGACTCCGACCGCGAGGAGCGCATCGTGCAGCAGCCGGGCCGCGGTGTGGCCGCGCTGCCAGTCCGGAGGGTCCTGCATGGGCTGCTCCCGTGGTGTCGATCAGGCTGTGTCCAGCGTGACCGGGCGCCACGGGCGGAACGCTCACAGTTTTGTGAGCGCCGCGTGAGTGTCGCTTTACAGGCCGATCCAGGCGGCCATGCCGCTGAGCGTCTCCGGTGCGCGTCGGGCGGCGTGGACAAGGCCGCTGATGGTCTCCCGGGCGCCCGGGTGATACCGGGTCTGCTCGGGCGCGGCGCGCCGGGCTTCGACCAGGCTGGCGAGCGCTGCCTCGGTTCGGCCGGTCTCCATCTCGGAGCGGGCCCGGTCCACGTAGAAGTGCGCGCGCCTCGAGGTGGCTAGGCTCGCCGGCAGGTCGATGTCCCGGGCCTGCCTGAGCGCGTGGGCGTAGTGCCGCATTTCCACGGCCGTGCTCATGCGGTGCAGCGAGACGTTGGCCGGTCCGAAGGACAGCCAGTGCACGTCGGAGGCGTCGCCGGTCTGCTCGGCGAGCCCGGCGGCCTCGGCAAGGTGGGTGTCGGCGAGGTCGGCGTCCCGTGCGCGCGCGGCGATGACCGAGGCACCGAGGTGGAGCTGCCCTGTGACGGCGGTGGTGGCCCGGCCGTGCTCGGCCTGCTGCAGGATGCCGTGCCCAGAGTCGATGAGGCGAAGTCCGATGCCGTTGTCGCCCTCCCGGAAGTAGTTCAAGGCGCGCATGTACTGGCGGACGGCGGCGAGCAGCGGGTCGGAGGCGCGAGCCGCCGCCCACTCCATGCGGTCCAAGGCGACCGAGGACAGGTCGAAGTAGCCCAGCTTCACAGCGATGTCGTGCGCGCTGCGGTACGCCGACCCGAGGGCCTGCCACAGCTCCGTCGTGGGAGCCGTCCAGGCTGCCGTGGTCAGCTCCGCGATCACCCCCGGCAGGGCCACGGCCGCGTTCCGTAGGCGGGTGGCGCGCACCAGTCGGCACAGGTCATCGGCTGCGGCCACCAGCAGCCCGGCCGGCCGCACCACGAGGTCCGGGTCGGGGCCGAGGTCGTACAAGTCCATGGCCTCGCGGATGGGCCGCACGAGTTCGGCGAGGCGGTCCTTCTGGAGTTCAGTCACGTAGGGCTGTCCCGTCAGCACGGTGACGTCGACCCGCAGGGCCCGGGCCACCGCGGCGATGAAGTCCACGGACGCCGGCCTGGCGCCGCACTCCACCTGGTTGAGGAGGCTGTAGGAGAAGGGGATGCGCGCGGCCAGTTCGCGCTGGGTCAGCCTGGCCAGCCTTCGCTGCTCGCGGATGCGGGTACCCGTGTGGTCGTCGTCGTATCTGGGCATACTGGTCTCCGTTCCTGACCCGACATCAGGGACGGTACCCGCGCCGCCTCCTCGCTGATCCCGGCTTGGGGGCGGTTGCGGCGCCCATGGTGGTCACGGTTGGGTGGCGGCCATGACGCGCACCCTGTATCTGTTCGGCTCCGCCGCCCCGCCCGTGTTCGACATCGCGGGCGTCATCGAGTCCGCCCAAGGGGACGGCTGGGACGTGTGCCTGGGGTTGACGCCGACCGCGGCCCGCTGGCTCGGCGAGTCCCTCGACGGCCTCGCGGCGCTCACGGGGCATCCGGTGCGGTCGGAGTACAAGATGCCTGGAGAGCCCGACGTGTGGCCGCCGGCCGACGTCATCGCCGTGGCGCCGATGACCTTCAACATGACGAATCAGTGGGCGCTCGGCATCACGGACAAGTTCGTCGTGGGTGTCGTCGCCGAGGGGATCGGGAAGCGGATCCCGACCATCGCGATGCCGTGTGTGAACGCGGCCTACGTGCAGCACCCGGGGTTTGAGCGGTCCGTGGAGACGCTGCGCGGAGCCGGGGTGCGGGTGCTGTACGGCGAGGGCGGGTTCGTGCCCAACCCACCCGGCAGCGGGAAACCGTCCGGCTACCCGTGGCACCTCGTGTTGGGCGCGGCGGCCGAGGCGCTCAGGTAGCAACCTGCCGCGTATCGCCCTGTCACACCCCGCCCGTAGGCTTGCTGCATGTCCTCGACCGATGCCGCTGGTACGCCGCGCTCTCGTGCCGCCGCGGCTAATGCGGCGATCCGGCGGCTGTCCAAGGACCGGGTGCACTGGCCGCCCGAGGTGCTCGCCAAGCTCCACGGGCTCCAGGGCGAGTACCTCGACGCGCAGCGCGAGGAAGCCGCGCTCGGGCGGGAGGACGTCGCCGAGGTGGCGTGAGGGGACTGCCGCCGCCGGTACACCTGCGGGCTGCACGGCCCGTCGTCTACGGACGGCGGGCCGTTCGCATGTCGCATGCCCGGGCACGGGCGTCAACTTCCCCCGGAAAACGTGCTATTACCAGCGGTAGCCACGTATAATTTCCCTTATACAAGGCTGCTTTCGAGGGAGGAAACATGGGCGCTGAGCCCGCCGGGCAGTGGACGCTCACCATCACCTGCCCGCGCCCGAAGAACCGAGCTGTCGATGACTTCCACGTCCGGCCGGACAAGGTGACCCGCGTGGGTGTCGAGTGGTTCGGCGAGGGTGCCGAGTTGACGCTCACTGCCCGGACCGTTCGCCTGACTCAGACCACCGACGCTCCGGTGCGCGATCTGACCATGTGGCAGCAGAAGTTGGCGACCGTCCTGTACTGCCTGATGCTCGACACCCACACCAACGGTGGCGCCTACCGACTTCCGCGCCCCGTGCGCACCGAGGTTCACGAGAAGGAGCGGGTGGCGTGACCGAGCCTGAAGAGGTGATCGAGGCGGAACTCGTTGACGACCACAACCTGCCCGCCATGATCCAACCTCAGGCCGCTCCTCAGCCGCTCGTTGACCGGCACACGATCCTGCGCCCCAATGCGCCGATCCCCACCACCGCGGACCTCCCGATGTACACCGAGGCGGACTTCCGGATCTCCGAGGAGACCGCCGAACTCCTCGACGCGGCCCCGCCCGAGAACACCAGCCGCACTTACAACTCGGCACGCCAGCAGTTCCGGACGTGGTGCGCCGAGCAGGGTCGTGTGCCCATGCCCTGCACCACCGCCACGTTCGTCGAGTACGTCGGCCACCTCATCCGGCAGGACAAGTCCCCGTCGACCATCCAGGTCGCCATGTCTGCGATCCGCTCCGCCCACCCGGACGGACAACAGCCAGGCATGAAGGAGGCCCGCGAAGCCCTCCGTAAGCACGCCCGAGGCTGGGCGCAGCGCCGCACTCCCAGGAAGGCCACCGGTATCCGCTCCGACGCGCTCACCGCCCTCGTCGCCACCTGTAACGGGGGACGGCCCAAGGACATCCGGGACGCCGCTCTCCTCACTCTCGGCTGGGGCATGTTGTCGCGGCGGTCGGAACTGGCGAACCTTCTCATCGAGCATCTCGCCGTCGAGGACGACGGCGTCACCGTGCGCGTTGCCTTCTCCAAGACCGACCAGGCCGCTAAGGGCGCCGAGACCTTCGTGCCAGCGGCCCCCGAGGAGCCCGACGTCTGCCCCGTCATCCGCATTCGGGCCTGGCTCGAGGAGCTCCGCCGCCGCGGCATCACCAACGGGCCGCTGTTCCGCGCCATCACCCGCGGCGGCACCATCCCCGCCCGGGCCGGGGCACGTGGCGGCTTCATGACGCCGGACGCCATCGGCGCCATCGTCAAGCGCCGTGCCGCCCTCGCCGGCCTGCCCGATCCAACCCGGGTCACCGCACACGGACTACGCCGCGGCCCCGCGCAGGAGATCGCCGAGGCTGGAGAGGATCCCACCGCGCAGGGCCGCTGGAAGCCCGGCTCCCTCACCGTCCGGCGGTACTACGTGGAGCCTGCGCAGGGCAAGGCCAACAACCCGCTACGAGCCGTCCGCCGCAAGCGAGCCGAGCAGCGCCAAGACGGTGCCCCCGCATAGGCAAGCTGCCCCTGCCGCGCAGATCTCGGCAGGGGCGGTGTCTCCGGGGGCCTCACCGCGTGGCGGCGGATCCAGTTGCCTGGCTCCGGCTTGTCCCGGCAGACGGGGCCCGGCGGCTGCGCGAGTGTCGGTCTGAGCCGACGCCGCCGGGCGCAAGGCGCCTACATTGGTCGGCCACGTCAGCGCCCGCAGGCAGTCTGGCACGGATGTCCCGGGTGGGAGCCCACCCAGGACGCCAGAAGTTCAACTAACTGGCCACAAGGTTGAACATCGGGCCCGGATCTTCAACTTACGTTGATGGCGGGCGCAAGAAGACCCCCGCCCAGCGAGGGGCGGGGGTGGTTTGCGCGGGCCCCGTGGGCCTTGGCCGGGCGTTGCCCGGCGCGGGCCGCGAAGGGCGGAGAGGCGTGACGCGCACAGTCCGCTACGCCGGCGGCCCCCTCGACGGGCAGGAGCTGGACGCCACCGACTGGTCGGACGAGGACCTCGCCGACGGCGGGTACGAGATCGTGCCCTGCTGGGGCCCGGAGCGCGCCGACTACGCACCAGACCCCGACGGGGACCCGCTCATCTGGCGGTACCGCGGGCCCGTGGCGGGGTGACCGCCCCCGGGTGCACACCGGGGGCAGCCCAGGGTAGGGCTGTAGTCAGCACAGCGTCCGCCTCAGCACGCTACGCACGCACCGCTCGGATGAGTGTGGTCGCCATCGGCGGTTGCGTGTCCGTTCCTGGATCACGCAGGGCGTCGGTGGTCAGATCGGTGAACCCTGCCTCAGCGAGGAGCTTCTCCCACACGGGCGTGTCCAGAACCCAGCGCCACATCGTGCTGCATGTGCCGTCGTCCAAGAGCACGGGGATCGTGGCGGGCTGGACATCGCTCTCCGGGGGCTGGCCGCCCTTGTAGTGGGCGAGGGTCGACAGCAGGAAGGTGCCGCCGGGCCGCAGCGCGGTGGCAACTGCTGGCAGCAGGGCGCGGGGGTCGGTGAAGTCACAGGCGCCGTAGTAGGAGTACGCCACGTCGAGGGAGCTCGGGGTGGCCTGCAGAGTGGTGACGGCATCGGCGTGGATGAACTCCAGACCCGGGATATCGCCGAACAGGTCACGCCCTCGGGTGATCTGCGCGCTGGAGGTGTCGATGGCCAGGACCTGAGCCGCGCCGAGGACTTCGGCGACGTGAGCGGCCTGGCGGCCGGTGCCGGCCCCGAGGTCCGCGACAGTCCGGCTGGCGACATCGCCGAGGATCTCCGCGCCGGGCCCGAGGCGCTGGTACCAGTCCCAGTACAGGCGGCCTTCGGTGCCGCGGGCGCAGGCGTCGGCCGCGTGGATGCGGCCGTAGCGGGTCCAGGGATCGGCGGTGTCCGCCGTGGGAGAGGTCACCCGGCCCATCCTGTCGAGCCGCCGGCGCCCGCGTGGCCGACTCCGCGGAATGCACCTGAATGGGGGCGGCCCCCGCCCGAGATGGACGGGGGCCGCAGGGGGCGGGTTGGTCAGTGGCCGTCCTCGCCGGGCCGGCACGGGGTGCAGTTAGTGCTGTCGGCCTCCCACAGCGGCCAGTCCACGGTGAAGCCGTGCCGGGCGAGCTGCTCGGCGGTCCTGGCCACGGACCCGTCCACCTTCATGGCGACGTCGGGCACGTGATGCAGGAAGTGGCCGTCGTTGTACTCCTGGCAGAACGCGGCGTACTCGACCGTGTCCAGGATCATGGTGTGCACACCGATGTCCACGATGGAGCCGGGGCCCAGGCCCAGACCCTGACCGCGGCACTCCATCGCGGTGATCAGGTATGCGATGCCCTGGCCGAGGACACGCTCGGCCATCACGGTGTCGAAGGGGTAGTCCCGCATCAGCAGTCCGACGAGCTTGGTCCACTGGTCGCGGGCGATGAAGGTACGCGGGTCACGGGCCGGCGCGAGCGGACCGGCCACGGCCGTATTGGTGGGACTTTCCAGGATCGCGGTCACCAGGTGCTCCCTTCACGGGTCCCCGAGGGCTCGGGGCGCTGAGTCGAGTACGCCACCAACCCAGCAGGCGCGGTGATCAACTGCCGTGCCGTGCACGGCGTTTGCAGATCCTGCACACGGCATCGACGGACCGCGCGGGCGCTACTACCGTCGGTAGACCGGCCCTTCGGCCCCGTGGAGACGCGATGCGCGACGTCGATCCGCTGTGGAGCAGCTTGCAGGCCCGCGACTACATGGGCCGCCATCAGCCGGGCAGTCTCGTGCGCTTGGGCCGTCAGCGCCTCGGCTGGCGTCAGGCCGAGTTGGGGAGCCGAATCGGCTGCTCCGCTTCCACGGTATCGCGCCTGGAGACTGGCCCGGCAGGGGACCTGCGGTTACTCCAGCGGGCCGCCCACGAGGTCGGCGTGCCAGACGTCGTTCTCGGTGCGGCACTCGGTCTGTCCGGCCCAGGCACCACTACAGTGGCGGCCAGTCGCCCGGAGGAGGACCCCATGCGCCGCCGCACGCTGCTCACCGCCACTGCGGTCGCCGGGCCCGCCGCTCTCCTGGCAGGCGTCGATGACGCCCTCGCCGCGACCCCGGCCCCGACCACGGCGGCCGGCCCGCTGGACGCTCGTTTGGCTGCCGCGCGCTCCCTGTACGACACCGGCGCCCATCGCCGGCTGCTGGCCGACCTGCCTGGTCTGATCGCCGATGCGCACGCCGCGGTCACGACCCGTGCGCCGATGGACCAGGCCCGGCTGTCGGCCGTGTACAGCCTCGCCACCGCCGTGCTAAGCAAGCTCGGCTCGTACCAGCGGGCGCGACTGACCGCCGACCGGGCCCGCACGTGGGCCGAGGTCTCCGGCTCCCCACTCGCATCGGCCGCAGCGGCCCGCGAGTTGGCGATCGTGCTACGCCATCAGGACCAGGGCGACGCCGCCCAACGTCTCATCGCCGCTGCCGCTGCCGATGTGGAGACCACCGGGCTACGCACAGACGCAGCCGCCTCGGCGTATGCGCAACTGCTGTGCACCACGGCGTACACCGCGGCGCAGTCCGGGAACCGCGGCGAGGCCCAGGCGATGATCCAGGATGCCGTGGCGGCGGCGCGGCGCCTGCCGTCCCAGCCACCGGCGGGGCGTCTGTTTCCGATCACGCCGGCTGCGGTCGACGCCTATGCGGTCAGCGTCCACTGGGCGCTCGGCGACTCGGGTACGGCGCTGGCCATCGGCAGCCGCCTGCCGCCCCAGCAGCTTGCCACGGCCGAGCGACGTGGGCGCTTCCACACGGACATGGCCCGCGCGTGGTGGCAGTGGGGTCGGCCGGCGCAGACCGCCGCTGCGCTGCTGGACGCCGCTCGCGTGTCGCCGTCCGAGGTGCGTGACCGGCCAGCGATCCGGCGGATCGTCACCGACCTCCGTCGCTGTCATCCGCATACCGTGGGTGTGCGCGAGCTGGTTGCTACTGCCGGGGTGTGACAGAGGCTGCCCATCCCGGCGCGCTGGGAGTACCGTCCGAGGCGGGGGGCACCCACGTTGAGGCCCGCCGTCCACGAGACGGCGGGCCGTTCGCATGCCCGGGGCGGCTCTGTCTGTCCTGGACCGTAGGCTGCGGCCATGTCCGAGATCGAATACCCGCCCACCCTGATCGCCGCCCAGAAGGCCGTGGATGCGGCGTGGGCCGCGGTGGAGGAGCACCGCAAGGCCGTGGACGCGGACCGCCGGGCGACCGCCCAGCCGCCGGGTGAGCGGCATGAGCGGCCCGTCATGCGCCCCTGGACACCGGCGGAGGATGCGGAGCACGAGGAGCTGATGGGTGCCGTCCGGCAGGCGCAGGAGAAGGTGGCGGCGGGCCTCGAGGCGGCCGGGCTGTCCCCGACCTACGACGTGGTGCAGGGGGTGAAGCGGGCGGCACACGCAGCGTAGTCCATCCTGGTTTGTGTGGAAAAGCTCCTCGATGGGCACGCGATGTGGGACGCCCCGAGAACGGAGCACATCATGATTATTAAGAATCTGCACGACATGGGCATGCGCAGCGAACACGCCTACCTCGCCGCGTTCGCCTCCATCGGCATGGCCGTCCTGGCCTGGAACGCCAGTTTGCACGCCGAGGCCGGGGCCGATGTGGCCCGCGCCGATCGCTGGGGGATTTTCGTCGGCGAGTGGGCGCCCACCTTCTTCGGCCTCGGTCTCGCGCTCAGCCAGTTCGAGCAGCAGGACGGGACGCTCGAAGAAGGCGGAGTCCGCCCCCTGCGCGAGGCCAAGGAACAGAAGGCCGGCTGATGACGCTGGCCGCGTAAACGACGAAGCCCCCGACCGTGGGGAGCCGCTGGTGTGGCGGTACCGGGGACCCGTGGCGGACTGACCGGGCGGCGGCCCGGAGTTAGGTGTCGCCCCGAAACGCTTACAGCTTGACGCTGTACAGCGTGAAGCTGTAGCTTGGGTGGTGTCAGCAGAACCACCCGAGGGGGATCACATGAGCGCCGCCGACCACACCACCCCGCCCGCCCTCCGCGCCGAATACTTCGCACGCGAGGGACGTCTGCGTGTCCTCCGCTTCCACGAAGACGACTTCCAGCACGACGTCCTCCTCGCCGTCCACCTCGACCAGGACGTGCGCCCCAACCAGCGCACCTTCAACCAGGAAGCCTGCGAGGAAGCGCTGCGCGCCGCCGGCTGGGCCGTAGCCGGCCCCTGGGGTCGCTGGCTGTCCACGATGGCCGCCGGAGTCCAGGAGATCCCCGCCGAGCCAGAGGCCGGGGCCGAGCCGGCCGCCGTCGTCGCCGACATCGACAACCGGTGGAACACCGCCACCGACCTCATCCTCGCCATCGGCGACGCCGCCGAGAAGCCCGCCACCGAGGCCGACGCCGCCAGGCGCCTGGGCTGGCTTGCCAAGGAGCTGGGCAGCCAGTTCGAAACCCTCGCCGTCAGCCGACGGCAGGCCGGCGCTCCCGAGCACTACGACGAGGACCGTCTTCACCACGCCACCGGCGAGGCGATGCGCGATCTGTGTGCGGCCGTCCGCAATAGCAGCGACAGGGCCGAGGCCGCCCTGATCATCGCCACCGTCCTCAAGCACGTCGAGGGTCTGGTCCAGGAGTACAACGCCTGGACTGGCGCGCCGGCAGTCGTCGCCGCCGAACGCGAGGCGAACCGAGGGGGCATGACCCGGGACCAGGTGCTGGCCTACCTGGCGGGCAAGGGTCGATCGATCCAGCCCGGTACGTGGAGTGCCTACGTCGCCCGCAACCAGGCCCCCGCCGCGGCCCGCAAGCTCGGCCGCACACCGCTGTGGGACCCGTCCGAAGTGGCCGCGTTCGCCGAGGGCGCGTGGAAGGCATCATCCTGATGGGCGCACTCCGTGATCCGCGCCGTGCGTCCGCTCCGTCCCGCCCGGGCCGCGCCTACCCGGACATGCGCGGCTGGCCGGAGGATCCGCCGGATGTCCTCTCCACCCACGGGGCGCCGCGGAGTGATGAGGCCCGCTGGTGGCGCCTCCAACCCGGGGAACGCGCCGGGGACGGGACGATGGTGCGCCTGTCCGTGGTGCACAGGGCGACCTGTGTCGACTGGCCACCCGGACGGCACGCCCCCGGCTGGAGCTTCCACACCCGGCCCGAGGCGCGCCGGCTACTCGAGCGGGACGACGAGGTCATCCCCTGCCCCAAGTGCCGGCCCCGCAGCAGCCTGTAGACGCGGAGAGCCCCGCCGCGAAGGGGGGCACGCGGCGGGGCGATCCCGAGGGGTACCGGCAAGAATGGACCCGGGCGGGGCAGGCGGGAAGAGATCAGACCTACAGCTCTCCGCAGTCCCCGTCATGACCGGGCGGCAACTCGCAGTCACGCTCATTGCCGACGCTGTCGTGGTACAGCTCCCCGCAGACCGGCCCGGCAGGCATAGGCCGGTCTTCCCAGCGGGCCCGCTCTGCCGCCAACTCGGCCGCTTCCCGCGTCCGCCGGGTTTCCCAGCCCTTGCGCGCGCCCGCTGAGCGCCGGGCTTTCGCCTGCGGGGAGTTACGGCGCTCCTCGCGGCGGCGCTTCTCCTCGGCGAGCACCGCGTCCGAGGCGGTGATGAACGCGGCGAACAGATCGTCTACGAACTGCGCCTCGCGGCCGGGTACGGGCTCGGGCAGGCCGACGGCGTTCACCGGCTGCTCCCCGGGTCGTCCGCGATCTGCCACTCCCCGCCCTCGCAGAGCCGCATCGCCCGACCGCAGCCCGCGCACACGGCCCGGGATCCGGGCTGCTCGCCCAGGACGCTGACGTCAATCGGGCGGTGCGTCAGGCACGTCCCGGCCCGGCGCAGGGCCAGCGCAGCCGCGGCCCACGTTCCCGGCTCGGGCCGGATGCCGAGCAGTTCCTGCTCGAGGGCCGCGATCCGGGTGGGATTCGAGCGCGGCGGGACGACCTGGGAGCGACGGCGGCGCCACAGCCTCACCGGCTGCTCCCCGGGCCGGGCCGACCGGTGTCGAGGCGGTGAGGCGCCGCGTCGGAGGGGACGGTCGGCGCCGGGAAGAGGGTGCCGGCCCGCGGGCGCGCCCTGCGCAGCGCGGCCCTGATACGGCGGTACAGGCGGTAGGTCACGGCGACTCCTCTACGGCGGGACGGTCCGCGGCGTCCCGGGCCGCGCGTCGTGCGGCTGCGGCTGCGCGGTCGTGGTCGTCGCGGCAGTCGTCGTAGCCCCTCCCGTGTCCGTGCTGCCACGCTTCGGTGAGGACGCCACGGAACACCCATGCCCGCCACGTCGGGTCGTCACCGTGTTCGTCGGCGGCGTCCTCCAGCTTCCGCAGCCAATTGTCCACCGTGGACCGGTCAGCGCTCACTCCGCAGTCTCCTTGTCGGCGTCGGCCATCCGTTCCTTCTCGGCGATCACGATGCGCCGGATCTGCTGGCGGGTGTAGCCGGTCACCTCGCAGATGTCTTTCTGGGGTACCCCGTCAGCGTCGGCCCGATGGATCGCGGAGGCCAGTTCCTCGCGCAGGATGTTCGTCCGCTGCTCGGACTCCCTGAACCGGCTGGCCAGGTGCTCAAGTGATCGCTTATCCACGACACATAGTGTTCCATTGTCGGTCATGGAACTAGAGGTTACGTCAATGCCGCTTATCTGCCCAGATCTAGGACTTGACGAGGGAACATGATGTTCCCTAAAGTGGAGTCATCGCCGAGAGTGGCCGGACAGAGGAGTAGGGACATGACCAGCACGATGCGCGAGCAGGCCGAGGCCAAAGTGAAGACGATGGCCGCGAAGCTCAGCGACGAGGCCCTGTGCCTCGCGTGGCTGGCCACCGAAGGCAAGTCCGCCACCAAAGAACTCGCCCTCACGCGCGGCTGGATGTTGGACGAGCTGAACGCCCGCCTCGGCGACGACCTGTTCGACGAGTGGCTCGTGGACTTCGACGACAACGGAAACGCCGTCAGCCCGTTGGTCTACCTCGCCCGCAAGGCCGCCTGACCTCCCTGCCCGTCTCCGCCGCCGGGGGTGGGCACCCCAACCCACCAGCCGCGCGACCAGAGAGGACCCCGCCATGACCTTCACCCACGCCGACTTCCAGCGCGGCGACATCGTGCACATCCACCTCGGCTGCGGCATCACCCGCCGCTACTCCGTCCGCGCCGTACATACCCGCCACCTCGACCTGCACGACCCCGTCACCGGCGACAACGAGCAGCGCACCTATGACCAAGTCGCCTCACGGACACCCCGTGCCAGCGGCGAGTACTTCGAGGCGCTCATCCAGTCGAGGCGAGACGGAACCTCTTGGTCATGCCGCTGTGGCTGCCGCAACCCTGGCACCTGGGACACGTGCCAGGAATGCCAGACCGTCCACCCCGACGCCTGACCGCCGAGACCATCCCCTACTGGCCCACCCACTGACCGAACCCCGCCGCCTGACCAGGAAGGACCACCCGTCATGGGCGCCCTCACCGACGCCGCCGCCCGCATCCTCTTCGACAAGCACGACTTCGCCTCCTGCAACAACGCGGGGCGCTGCATCCGCGCCGGGTACGTCGTCAGCGAGGGATCGGAAGGACGTGTCAGGGTCGCGCACCGCATCCCCGAGCCCGACCTGCTCGATGATGACCGGCCGTCCGATGACGAGATGGCAGCCGAGCGGCATCGCATGGTCGACGAGTACGCCACGACCCTAACCGCCGCCGGGTGGGCCGTTGAGAAGCGCGGTCCCCACTCCCGTAACCCGTACCTGCTCGCCACCCGCCCCGTCTGATGGCCGCCCGGCACCTGGTGGACACCGCCGTCGCCACCGCCCGCGCCGTGCCCACCCCCTACGCCGACAACGCCACCGTCCTGGTGGCCGACCTCGCCGCCACCCACTGACCCGAACGGAGAACCCCGATGGCCGACCCGCGCATCCTCCCCGCCGAACTCCGGGTCGGCGATGTCATCACCTCCGACCCGCGCCGCGACTTCACCGTCCGCACCATCGATCGCGACGAGTTCGGCGACGTCACCATCAACCGCGGTGACCCCGACAGCGCCCACATCTGGGCCGACCAGACCATCACCATCCGCACCGCCCGCTGAAGGAGGCCGCCATGCCGATCCACCTCACCGCCCCCGCGCACAACCCGAAGGGCCCAGACGGGCAGGGCTGGAACCGCATGGAGGTCGGCTCCCTCGCTGGCGACCAGTGCGCGCTGCGTCCCCGGAACTACGCCACCCTCTGGGAGTCCCAGGACACGCGCCGCGCCCGCTACGGCGGCTTCGGCCCGTGCGTCAACGGCGGCGACTGCACGAACTGCCCCATCCTCAAGACCCCGCCGAAGCACCTCGACGCCTTCGACGACCAGATCCTGGTCCGCATCCACCCCCACGACGGCCACATCTACCTGATGAACCGGCCCGAGGACGGCTGGGCATCGCTGGGACTGCGCTGGACGTGGGCCGAGATCGCCCGCCTCGACGGCTGGCGGATCGGCCGCCGCCACAACGACGAACACAGCGAAGGCTTCTGGATCCACCGCGGCACCCCCGACTGACCGCCCCGCCCGGGCCCGCACCCTCAACCCAACCCCGAACGGAGACACCATGTCCGACTTCCACCGCCACCTCGACGCCGCCCTCGCCGAGATCACCCCCCAGCCCTGGGACTACACCACCCCCGACGGGACGACCCTGACCGTCATCCCGGCCGGCCTGCGCGCCGACCCCGGTGAGGCGGAGGTCATCCTGCGCATCACCGCCAGCCGTACCCTCGCCGCCGAGATCGGCATCCCCAGCCGTGAATTGCCCAGCCTCCTCGACGCACTCACCGAACACCGCGCGTGGGACGACGCATCCGTCTGCGACGGGCAGATCACCGTCACCTACCCGGACGGTGGCAGCGTGCTCGTGGTCATCGTCGAGACCGAATGGGACGCCGACCGTGTGCCGCACGAGACCACCGCGGCCGTCCGGCTGCCCGAGGCGCAGCGCCTCCCGCTCGCGTCCGCGCTGCAGCGCGCACTGGACGTCGCCCGCGGCTGGGAGGACTGACCCCCGCGCCACCCGGGCCGTGCCGCCGACACCCGGCAGCACGGCCTGCCGGGGCTGGCTATCGGCGGCTGGGCCATATCTGATGGCCTGGATCCCACCACATGACATGAAAGACGTTGTTCACGAGGAAGCCCCATAACCGCCCCGGGCCCCCGATGCGAAGCTTCCAAATCTTCGTCTGGTCCGCCAGGCCGATCTTCACCAGCCGATCACGTGCCTCCTTATTCGGCAGCGTGGCCATGTCATGACACTTGCCCGGCCACTCACCCACATGGAACAACTCGTTGATCGTCTGGCTCTCGAACTTCGTCATCGCAGCCAGCAGCGCGGTCGTCTCGGCCTGGGTTAGGGCGGCCATACCCCAGGGGCCATCGTTGTCGACATGGGTGAAGCGCCAGCAGATACGATCATTCGACCGGATGGCGCTCGGCAGGAGGACCGCAGGATCCCCCAAGTTCTTGCCCCCCTCGCCACGCTGAGACGGGATGTGCACAGGCTTCTTCGCGCTCTTCTTCCCCCCGCTCAACGATCAGTCCTCGCGATCTACTAACGCACCGAAGAAGTCCGCGATCTCCTCGACGCGCAGAACCTCCGTGGAACGCCCCAGGTCCGGTACGCCGGCACGCCTGCGGGCGTCCAGCCACGGCCCGGGCTGATGACTCATCTCCGACAACTCGTGCGCCGTGAACCCTCCCAAGCCGTCCAGAACCAGGTCAACCGACTCGGCCTCTCCCGCGTCCAGAGCTTCCGGATCGCCGACGATGTCGCTGCGGTCGAGCTGGAACCGCCCGCGGTGCTTGTCATACAGCGCCGGTGCCACGGGGCCGTTCGCCCACGCCTGGAACGGCTCCGGGAAGAGCTGCCGGTCCTCCCATGCAAGGTGGTAGCCGTAGGAGAAGTAGCAGAGCTTTTGAAGCTTCATGGCGGACATCGGGGCGGCTTTCGCCAGGATGTACGCCGCTACGTCATGAACGGTGGCCATGTTTGGTCCCCATCGGTATTCCCCACGTCGTCACAGTTGCTGAAGCGCTTTCGCAGGCTGCACAGGACACTTCACTCGCGTGTCAGCTCCACCACGATGTCGTCGTCGCTGGTGCACGGCTCGTCGACGGTCATGCGCATCGCCTACCCCCTAGACGTTGACGCCAGTGTGGCTCATCGGCCTGACACTCTGCCCTACGGGTCCCTGTGAGACGACCTGCCGGACGGCTATTGCCGGTTTGTTACCCCGGATGGGTGATCGGTAGCCGTGCGCCCATCCCGCTCAAGCGTGCCACGGCCCGGGAACGCTGACCGTCACAACCCGGTCACATTGCGCACGCCACCACCACGCCCCCGCCACACTCCCCCCTGACACCACACCAGGGGGGAACCACCCATGCCCACACGCACCACGGCTGCGCTCCTACTCGCCGCCGGGCTCGCACTCGGCGGCTGCAGCACCAGCAGCAGCAGCGCCGACCCGGAGCGCACCGGCTATTTCAGCAGTAGCCCACTGCCAACCACAGCACCCGCCTACAACCCAGCCGTGTGGAAAACCCGCATCACCAACCTGGTCACCGTCATGGACCAAAGCCAAAACGAATGCACCGTGTCGCCCTCCTCCGACGCCTGCAACGAAGTGCTGCGCGCCGCCGACACCCAGATGCTGCAGATGAAACAGGACGTCGACGCGGACGGCGGCGCCGCTTCCCACCCCCAGACGGCCGACATCCTGAATAAGATCCTCGGCGGATACAACGCCTATATCGCCAACAACTGCCCTGGCAACGATCTCGCAGACGATGAGGGGTCGGACTGCCGCGTTTCGATGGTGACTGTGCTGTTGGGGGTTGCAACGCTGCCCTCGAAGATGGTCCTCGACGGAGACCAGTAGCCGGACACGCCACCGCCCCGCCACCAGCAGCACCGGTGACGGGGCGGACGCACGTCCGGGGGTAAGGCACCTGCTCCCACCGCAGCGGGGAAAGCTGACCCCGGGCGCGACAGAAGCGCCCCCGCCCCGGCCCAAGGCCGAGACGGGGGCGTCGTGTTGTCGGGCCTCAGGCTGGTTCGGGCCCGAGGTTGGTGAACAGCAGCACGAACGGATACGTCGAACTGGCGTACACCGTCTCTGAGCCCGCGCCCTGACACACCAGCGCCGCCGACACCATGCCCGAGCCGTCCACGTGCTCCGACCCGATCGTGAACTGGATCGGACCCGTCGCCGCGGGGAAGCTGCCGGACTGCGGGTAGTACAGCGGATTTCCCTCCGGCAGAGGACTGGACGTCTTCGACCCGGCGTACACGCTGATCGCGCCGTTGCTGTCGAGCAGCGCGATGTCCAGGTAGAACCCTGACCCGGTGCGCATGAACAGCGGCTCGACGCGCACCCGGTCTCCGGCCGCGGCCTTGATCGAGCCCTTCAGCGGCACGCTGCCGCCACCCGCCGACGTCGTCACGATCTGCCAGCCTGCCGCGTTCGTCAGCGCGACGTTCTCGGTCGTGATGCGCGTCTCCGCCGTCCGCACCGACGAACCGCCACCACCGCCCGAGTGCGCATCGGTATACGCCTCCGCCGCAGCCAGCGTCGCCGCATCCCCGGCATCCGCATACGCCTCCGCCGCAGATTGCGCACCCGCCGCCGCACCGGCCGCATCGAACGCCGCGGACGACTGCGTGGCCGCCGAGCCCAACCCCAGATTCCCCCGGGCCGCCGCCACGCTCGCCAGATCCCCCAGATTGCTCGCTGCCGCCAGCGCCCCGATCCCGCCAGGCGTCGGTGCCGACGGCGTGCCGTGTGCATGATCCCCACGGGAGTACGAAGACGCCGCCCCGGCCGACGACGGCGCACCGAACGCAGTCTCCGCTACGACCGTGCCCGACGGGGTACTGCTGCCGAACCGGGGATCGTCCCCCGCCGCCACCGTCCCCGCAGACGTGCCCACGTTCCGAGTCGCCGCAGTCCCCAGCGCGGACGGGTCCATCAGCACGGTATAGGTGCCGGCCACTGGATCCGGCACCAGTGCATCCGACAGCCGCACTGTGCTCGGACTGCTGGTCAGCAGGATGTAGCGAACCCAGTTCGGCGCGTTCGTGAAGACCGACCGCACCTCGTAGGTCCAGCCGTCCGGATCCATGCTCGCCAGGTCGCACGGGATCAGGTCGATACTCGCCATCCCGGTCGCGTCGAACTCGGCGACTTCCGCGTACCCGGTCAGCGTCAGCCCGAGGTCCGGCACGGTGACCAGCGGCGGCCCGATGAACAGCAGCTTCCCCCGTGCTGGCGTCCCCGCCGGCCCGGTCATCGGCTCCGACGTCGTCACCGTCACCGTTGGTGTTCCGTCAGGCAGCGGCATGGCGGCCTCCTTATGTGCGGCGCCGGTCGGGCAGCAGTCCGGGCGGGCTGGTGGATGGTGAGGGGCTCGGGGTCGGCGCTGGACTGCTGTCCGCGGTGCACTGGTAGCGGGGCGCGGCCGGATCAAAGTTGGCGACCGGCGAGCATGAGTAGGTCACCCCGGCTGGGTCCGTCCATGTCCAGCCCGCGGGCGGCTGGCCTGGGCTTCCGTCCTTGCCGTTGGTCCCGTCGGCTCCGTCTCTGCCGTCCTTGCCGTCCTTCCCCGCGGGTCCCGCTGGCCCGGGAACCGTGGAATCCGCCCCCGGGGCGCCCGGCGGCCCCATCGGCCCGGGAACGGTTGATGCCGGGCCCGGTACACCCTGCGGGCCCCGAGGCCCCGGAACGGTTGATGCTGGCCCGGGAACACCCTGAGCGCCCTGCGCCCCCGGGATGCCCTGCGCCCCCGGGACGCCGGGCACACCCGGGACGCCGCGGACGATGGACTGCGCCGGGGGCGCCGACGGGGTCACGCCGTGCTGCTGCAACTGGCGCCGGGTCGTGTCCAGGCCACTGCTGAGCTTGCTGATGACTGTGGCCTGCGCATCCTGCCCATCTGCCAGGCGCCGGTTCGACGCCTCCACCGAGCGCATCGCGACCGCGACGAACGCGGCGATCAGCAGTACGACCACCCATGCGGCGGCCTCAAGCACCGACCGCCGAGACCGGTTGCCCGTTGGAGGTTCCGTCACTTCGCCCCCTTCATGGTGCCGTATGCCTGCACTGCCAACCCGAGGAGCGCCGCAGCGACGGTGAGGACGCCCAGCCAGCGCGTCCACGTCATCTGCGGCCGGTCCTCCAGCTTCGCGACCCGGTCCGTGAGGGCTTTCACGTCGTCATCCCGGTCCCGTTCGGTCTGCTGGTAGAGCTGCAGCGGGACCGTGTCCTTCGCGAGGTTCGTGACCCGCGTGTCCAGCGCGGCATGAACCCGGTCCGTGCGCTGCTCGTGATCGAGGAGCCGCCGATACACCTCACCCGGAGACACGTCATCCGTCACCGTCACCCCTTACACGTCGTGCCCTTGTGACTGCGTGGCCCCCGTGAGCTCCTCAGGTCTGTGTCGGCCCGATCGGGCTTTTCTGCTCCAGAGTCACGGCGGGAACGGGCGGGGTGACCTGCTGGCGCATCCACAGCGTGACGAGCGCGGCGATTGCGGCCATGACCTTGGACTGGTGGTCCGCTGACCAGTCGAGTCCCAGGCCCACGCACAGGGACATCACGGCCTGGGCGAGCTGGAGAAGCATTGCGGCGAGCGCGCCGTTCTTCAGGACGATGGCGGTGATGACGCCGACGGATGCGGCGGAGATGGCATTGATCGCGGTCTGGGTGCCGTCGGAGATGTCGACTCCGAACGCGGATAGGGCCTGCAGCAGCGCGGCGATGAAGCCGAGGATGTACACGGGTTCTCTGCCGAGGATCTTCATGGTGGTCCGTTCTGTGCGAGGGGTCAGGCTTGCATGCGGGTGGCGATGTCCTTGCCGATCCCGGTGGCCAGGGCCTGAACGAAGGCGGTGTTGGCGGCGAGCGCGGAGGCGATCTGCTGCACCTGCGCGTCGGTCAGCGCTGGCGCCGTGGGGGTGGGCTTTGCGGCGAGCGCCTTGATGCCGCTCGCGGCGGCTGTGGCCTGAGCGGCTGCGGTGGTCAGCGTCTGGTGTACGTCCGGCGTGTCGCCGTGGGAGTAGTCCCAGCCCTTGGCGGGGACCATCGCGGCATGCAGTTCGGCGAGCTGGCGGGCCTGTGTGGCGTCCAAATCGATCTCCTGGGGTATGACGGGGCGCGGGTACTGGCCGAAGTCCGGCACGGTGGCGGCGTCCCAGTCGGCACCGCCGGACAGGGTCGTGCCGCCGGTCTGGCGGATGGTGGCGTGCGCGGACCACAAGCCGTTCGACCACGCGATGGTCTGCCAGAGGTACCGGTAGCCGGCCGTGGCGGCGCCTTCGATGACGCGGTATCCGCCATACACCCCTGTGCGGCCCTGGCCGATGACGGACGCGACGCCGGCCATGTACGCGGCCGCTGCGGACCAGCTGGTGTCCGTATCCACCGCGAAGTGGATGACCATGTCGCCGGGCAGGCCCACCGCTTTGCGCTGCTGCTCGGCGACCCGCGCATCCGCGACACCCGCTGTCCGGCCCGCGGTCGCCCGGCCGGCGGTGGTCTCCCACACCACGACCGTGGCGATGCCGGCCGCGGAGTAGGCGGCCACCTCGGAGGCGCGCAGGTTCTTGCTGGCGTCGGTGGAGAAGTAGCGGGCGACGAAGTGCGCGCCCACTTCCTTGATCTGGTCGACCGTCGGCCGGTCCCAGGCGATGTCCACCCCGGTCAGCGCCGCCATGTCAGACGCCTGCCTGCTGTCGCCAGGAATCGAACGCCGCGGCCAGCGTCCGATCACGGTCGGCTGGCACCGGGCTCGGCGGCTGGGGGGGCGCGTCCGGGAACGGATTCTGCTTGCCCGTCAATGCCTGGAAGTCCGCGCCCAGCGCGTGCAGGTCCAGGCCGGTCGGGGTCTTGCCCTTGGTGTCGGCCCACTCGCGGGTGATAACGATCCACCCCTCGGCGACGTACCGGCGCCAGAACGCAGCCGTCATGCGCTGCACGGCCGCCCACGTGACGCCGTCGATACCGGACTGGTCGTAGCGCAGGACAGGCACGCAGTGGCCGCCCAGGATGCGGGAACCGCGCACGTAGTCCCACGGCCGCCCGGCGTTGAACTGGTCCTCCGCGGACTTGGGCAGGTTAATGCCTGTGATCACCGCGTCGAACAGGTCGATGCCGAGCTGCACCTCGGTCGCGTTTGACACATCGACCGCAGCGAACGCCACGATCTCGTGCCCCGCGAAGGTGTGCTTCAGGGCGTAGCCGAGCATGTCCTGGAGGACCACGCCGACATCCGTGGACTCGTCGCCCGGCCTGAACCCGGACACCTCGGAGTAGAAGTCGATGACGTCCTGCTCGGTGACCTCGACGGTGTGGCCTTGGGCGTAGGTGGTGACCGACTCGACGACGTGGCCCAGGCCGGCCGGGCCGCAGTCGCCGATGGTGTCGTTTCCGTACATCGGCCACTCGGGGACGTGGCTGATCCAGTCCGCGGATGGCGGGGTGGCGGGCAGCGGCGTCGTGGCGATGTAGTCGGCGAGCCGGAGCCGCGGCTGGCCCGGGCGCGCCGGCTTCAGGCCGGGGCGGAACGTGATGGTGCTGGACAAGGGCCCTCCCGGGCATGAGAAAACCCCGGCCGTCGGCGCGGGGCGAGGGGTGTGGGTCAGGAGATGGGGCCGTCTGGGGGTGTGTCATCGGGCGGTAGCCCCGGGGACGCGACGGGGTCGGGAGGGATCACGCCGTCGGCGACGAGGGTCGCGGTGTCGGCCGGCGCCGGGTCTGGGGGCGGTGTGGAGGGCCGCTGGGAGACGGGCATCGGGGCCTCACGTGGTGGCGGTGGAGATGCGGCGCATCCCGAAGGAGAAGCTGATGTTGATGGTGCCGCCGGTGGCTTGGTTGGCGTACACCTCGGCGTACCCGGGCGCGCTGAAGACGAGGATGCCGGACGCCACCGAGGCGTCGTTGCCGGTGCTGCCGAGCATGGTGTTGACGTGCGCATACAGCGCCGCGGTACCGGAGCCGTTCTGCCGGAACTCCATCCGGCCAGCGTTCGTGCCCAGGCTGGACTGCCACAGCGAGTACCCGGATACGGCGTAGGTGCCCGCCGTGGGCGCGGTCAACCGCGTGGGGCTGCCTGAGGACCACATGCCGGCGTAGTTGCCGCTGACCTGGCTGCCGAGGTTCAGCGCGGTGTACACCCCGCCGGACGACGGGAGGTTGAAGGAGCTGTTGTACGTCTGGACTTGCGGGCCCTCGATCGGCACCCATGCCGAGCCCTCGTACACCTCCAGGCGGCTGACGGAGGTCAGCCAGGTCACCATCCCGGCGACCGGCGCCGTGATCGTGGTCCCGCGCGCGGTGGCGTCCGTGAAGCGCATCACGCTCCGCTGGGTCAAGGCGTCGGTGAGGCCCTTGCCAAGCACGGTGAGATCCGGCTTGTCGGTGTAGTCGAGGTACGTGACGCCCTGCCCGTAGGCGTCGGTCGACATCACACACCACCAGTGGGCGGCATGGCGTCCTCGATGCAGTCGCCGTGATAGGTGATCGTGGCCGACGTGTCGTACTCCACGCTCGGGTCGAGGACAGCCCGGGCCTGCTCGATCACCGCCGCCGCAATCGCCTTCATCACCTCGTCGCCATAAGTGTTCATCCCGGTGGCCTGGAGGATGACTGTGGAGTCGTAGCGAAAGACCTCGTCTTCCTCGGCGGTGGTGACCACTTCAACCAGCACGCGGGCCGTTACCGGCGCGTACCCATCGGTCGGCATGGGCATATGAAAATCCCCTCGTTTCAGGCGAGTCGGTAGCGGGCCATGTCCAGCGCTGCCCAGGAGGCTGTGCCTGCGTAGTCGTTGATCTGCACGGTGCCGTTGACGTTGACGTCCAGGACAGCGAAGACTCCGCTGGCGACCTCGGTGGTGAAACGGGCCTTGGACGCCGGCCACAGCGCGGAGGGCAGAGTGCAGACGGTGGAGGCACCGGTCGTGGAGGCCGGCGCTTTCGCCAGCCCGCATAGGCTGACAGTCCCGTCGCGGTTGTCGTGGTATGCGGGCGTGTTGTACGGGCTTCCCCACGCCGACCACGACCCGGAGAGGCTTAGCGTTGTCCACCCGTCGTTCGTTGTGGCTAGGCGCCCGGGGCAGATCCAGTTGCCGGAGCCGGACTGGTGGATGATCACCTGGTCGCCCACGGCGGGCGCACGGTAGGACTGCAGGCGGCGGGCGGTGATTCCGTCGGAGGTGACGATCGTGCCAGTGCTGTTGACGGTGGAGACGGTGGCGGTGCGCCAGTCCGCGCCTCGGGTGCGCGGGTCGGCGCGGGCCTGCTGCCGGGCCCGGTGGGCGATCGCGGCGGCGGCCCGGCGGGCGGCGTGGCTGCTCACGAGTCCTCCTGTGCGCTGATGGTGGCGAGCACGAAGTCCCCGCCGGTCGTCAGGTCGATGCTGAAGCTGGCCACCTGGTGGATCTCGCGGGACCCGTCGAGGTACACCACCCGGATCACGTCCCCCGGCTCCAGCAGCGGGTTCGGCAGCGAGGTGACGTCGGCGACGGCGTTCGGCTTGAGCCGGGTCTTGAGCATCTGCGTGGCCGCAGCCGTACACTGAGCGGTCGTGATCAGGCTCGCGCTGGAGTAGAAGGTGGGCACCCTGCCAAACGGGCCACTGACGTAGGTCGGCGAGGTGGGGTCGGTGTCCTCCACCGTCGCCGAGACGGGTGCCACGTTGTCCGCCGTGTTCTCCCCGTAGGCCGTGACACTGTTGAACACGCCCGCGCGGGCCATGCCGCGGGTCGCCGACACGAGCACGCCGCCCTCACCGGCCGCGACCTCCCACACCACGCTCGTCGGATCCAGATCCGGCAGGGGCGCGATGATGAACTGGCCGGCGGCGTCCGCGTAGAGCTCGGCGCCCAGCGCGGTCGCCAGGGTCGTGCACGCATCCCAGCGGGACGCCTCCCGGTCCCACGACATCGTGCCGACCGTGGCGTCCGTGGCCCGCGAGATCACCGTCGCCGTGGGGATCGTCCCCTGGATCAGGGTGGTGATCCCCGCTACCGCCGAGCCGGATGTGAGCGTCACCGGCGCTTTGAACACGTCGTCGATGACGAAGCTCTCCAGCCCCGACCCTGTGATGGTGACCGGCCCGGTGTCGGGGTCGCCCTGCACGTCGTCGATCCTGAACACACCGAGCGGCACCAGATCAGGCGCCGACCCGTCGCCGTAGTCAATGCCGCGACGGATCCGCAGCTGCGCGCCGTACACGCTGAGCTTGTCGGCGGGTGTGCGCGGAATCAGGCTGGTGTCCGCCAGAGTCACCGTGCAGGTGCGGCGCACGGCCTGCCCACGGTCCACCGTCACGGTCCCGCCGGTGTGGTCGAGCGCCTCGATCGTGCCGTCTGTGCGCAGTAGCTGCGCCTCGGTCACGACGCGGTGGCTGTAGGCCAGGGCCGGTATGAACCGGCTGGAGGGTGCCGTGTACATCTACACCTGCCGGTTGTCGAGGACCATGTCCAACACCGTCGCGTAGGCCGCGCTGGCGTCCAGGACCGTGGCCCACGTCGTCGCCACGTCCTGCACCGTCCAGGCCGCGGAGCCGCCCACGCCGCCGAGCGGAGCGTCGACCTGCGTAAGCGGCAGCGACCACTGGCGCCGGGGCTCGCCGCCGTAGGCGATGAAGCGGGCCTCGGTAGCCTCGCCCACGCTGGCGTACACGTCCTCGATGCCGAGGCCCGGGTTGAGCTGGATCAGCAGCGGGTGCCCGGTGTCGAGGAGGAAGTGCAGCGCCGCCCGCTCGGCGTCGCTGAGCGTCCACACCTGCAGCGTCCCGGTCAGGCCCCCGCGGACGTCAGTGAGGATCACGCTGTTGCGGCGGCCGCGGACCCGGTACTCCGTGGCCTCGATGGGGCGCGCCCAGTCCGGGGCGACGGCTGCGGTCAACCTGACGTTGCGCCACGGCTGCTGCGCGTCTTTCAGCCACACCTCCGACGGGTCGGCCATGGCCAGGGACACCGAGGAGGATGTCGCGGACTGCTGCAGCGCGCCCGTACTGGGCACGTACAGTTCACGCCGGTACGTCACGTCCTGCCCGATGGGCGCCTCGTAGTCCTCCACGACCATCTGTGTGGAGGACAGGAGCGTGCCCTGCAGCCAGCCGTCCGGGCCCCGCACGATCGACTGCGCCCCGCCCACGACCCGGTACAGCGTCAGCGTGTCCCCGCTGTCCAGGTCTCGCATCGTGACCGTGATCAGACCCAGATCGTCATCCGCCTCCACATCCCACGACGGGAGCGCCTCGAACAGCGCTGGCCAGTCGATCTCCAGCGTGCCCGCGGCCGGGGCGGTGATATCGATCTCGATCGCAGCCGTGGCCGCGTTCGCCGGGGCGGTGACATCGTTCCAGGTGGCCCACCAGGTGCCCGTGGCCGGGACGCTGTCGGCGACCAGCGCCGAGCGTGAGATCGACGTGCCGCTGCCGTCGTACCAGTGGATATTCGGGCCGATCTGCCAGATCCCCGAAGCCGGCGCGAACTGGCCCTGCGCCCGCCACGACACACTGGGCGTCACCGGATACCGGGCCGATGCCAGCACGCTCGTACCCGAGGCCGGGGCGGTCAGTGTGAGCGCGTAGCTGCCCCCGTAGGCCGCCGTGCCCCACGGCGTCGAGCGGGCAATGGTCGCCGACCCAGAGGAGATCGTCCAGCCGCCCACACCCTGCTCGAAGGACGTGTCCTCGTAGGACAGCACCGACCCGGGCACAAGCTGCGGGGCAACCTGGGCGACCGCGCCCTCGACGCGCACTACCTGCCCGGCCGTCGCGGACGTGATCCCTGCGGCGAGGACGCACGTCGCCGCCCCGGCTGGGGCGACCCCGGAGACGTACTGCCGGTACCAGCCGGTGCCGGGCGCGGCCAGCGTGCCCCTCTTGCTGCTGATCAGGGTGTTGCTGGCGTTGAACCAGCGCAGCTCGACCCAGCACGACGAGGACGAGGTGGACGGGTTGAGATAGCAGTACCCGCGGTACTCCGTACCCGGCACGACCGCCGGCGCCTCAGCCGTCTTGATGCTGGCGTTGCCGTTCGCGGTGACCGTGGCCTTGATGACCTCGCCGCCGGAGTAGTACCAGTCCACCGGCCACGACACCGCCGGCACGTCCCGGCTGATCGTGCAGTTGGCGTCCACCGCCCAGCCGCTGGTGTCGATTTCGCCGCCGGACTCGACGTTGAAGCTGAGCAGGTTGCCTGACGTCCGGAACGGCTGCCCGAGGTACGCATTTTCGAAGAAGTGGGTCTTCCCGGATGCGCTGGTAGTGGCGGACAGCAGTATTCGCGCCCGCACCGCGCCGACCGGTGCCACTGCGGCCACAGACACACGGTGCCACGTAGACGACGCCGCTGATGTTGTCAGGGACCAGGTCGCACCGATGGACGCCAGAGAGCCGCTGAACCACTCGATGCCGATCCGTTCCGGCTGGTTAGCGCTGGAGGCATCGACGAACGCCTGGTATGTGACGCCGCCTGTCACCGAGTACAGCATGAACGTCGACGCCTGCATCTCGCCCGCGGCAGCCGAGGTCAGCGTCAGCACGCCGTCGCCGTTCCGGCCGCCGCTGCCCAGCGACTTGGTGCAGTTGGTGACCACGCGCCACCCGGATGTGTCCGGGTCGACCATTTCCGTAGTCGCGGAGAGGAGATTCCCCGGGATTGCCACCTACGCCACACCTCCCGCCCGTAGTGCCTCGGTCAGCTCGATGTGCCCGTTATCGACCTCGACGCGGATCAGGTCCCTCAACTTCGGGTCGCTGAAGTGGACGTGCACGACGGGCGACACGGCCACGGCGGTGCGGCCACCACCATCCGTCGGCCGCCCGGCGCCGCTACCGCTGCGGGCGCGCACGGCGGCCATGGTGTCCGCCATCTGCTGCGCCTCCCGCACCGCGTGCGGCGCGTACTGCCGCACACCCACCGCGGCGCCGAGGGCGACCTGCTTGCCGACCTGATCCCGCAGCACCGTGGACGGGCTCTTGATGCCAAGCGCCTTCTTGATCGTGGCGACCATGCCGCGAGCCAGCTTGTTCATCTCGGCCTGAATCTGCTTCTCCTGCGCCAACAGCCCAGACAGGAAGCCCTTCCCGGCGTCCTTCCCCGAGTCGAACATGGCATCGGCCATGGTCCGGCCGAAAGAGGTGGTGAGCTTGTCCTGCGCGGCCGCGGCCTTGTTCAGGTTGCGGATATCCCCTGCGCTCGCGCCCGCCAGGACCGCCGCGAGCTGACTGCCCGGGCCGGCCTGCGCCAACTGGCTGAGCAGCGTCTTCGACAGACCCCGCTTCGACAGCGACTGCACCTCGGCCGCGAACCGACTGGCGGTGCCTTGCCCGGTGCGCATCTGCCCGATCAGGTCCGAGATGTTGGTCGCGCCCGTACCGGTGACGGACAGGAAGTCGCCGAGGCCGCTGGCCTGGTCGCTGGCGAACTGCCGCGCCGCAGCGATCTGGGACTGGATTGAGGAGCGCTGATTGGCAAGGCTCTGCAGCCGGGCCGACGTGCGCAGATTCCCCGGGACTAGACGGCCGAAGCCAGCCGTCTGCAGCTTGGAATTGATCGACTTGACCGCCGAGGCGATCGCCGATGCGGACCCCGTCTCCAGCGACTTCAAGAAACCGTTGGCCAGGGTATTTGCTACCGACTGGACGCGCTTGGCCCTGGCGTTCGCGTTCGACAGTTCCTTGTCGGCCGCCGCCAGTTTCTTCCGCGCGGCCTTCAGCTCCTCCTCGGCCGCCTGGATCGCCAGCCGATCGCGCTTCCTCTGGCTCTTGGAGTGCGCTACCGCCTCATCATGCCGCAGCGCCGCGATCTCCCGCTCCAGCGCATCCACCCGCCGCTGAGCCGCCGTCACATCCGACCGGGCCCGACCTTGAGCCACCGTGCCCGAGGCGTACCCGGGCACCTGCATCCCCAGGTAACCGGCCAGGGCCATCGAATCCTGGTTGCTGTAGATGCGGGTACCGCGCGGGGTGACCTGCATCAACTCCGGGCCCTTCTCGCCCACCCACGCCGTCTGCCCGATCGGCGCGAGACCGCCCGATGCGTACCAGTGCGGCTTGTGGGCGTTCCACGACGCCCACGCGGTGATCGGATCCCCGTAGCGGCCCGAGATGTACGACAGGCCCCACCGGATCTGCGTGGCGGCGTTTGTCTGCCAGTCGGAGCCAGCGCTGGCCATCTTGTTGGCCGGGAGGGCCTGCGGGATGCCGTAGGCGCCGCTGGACATGTTCTCCGCGTTCGCACGCCACCCCGACTCGGCGTTCCACAAGGCGCGCAGGGCGTCCATCTCCGCGGCAGCGTTCCCCGGCCACAACTGACCGACCAGACCGGCCGCGTACTGCTGAGCGCTGGCCACATTCGGGCTCAGCGGAATGTCCTTGCTCTGCGGCGCCTTCGCCGACAGCAGCTTGCCGAGCCACTCCGCCGGAAGATTCACCCCGCTACTCAGCAGCGCCTGAGCCGCATCCAGAGGGCTCTTGAAGATGCCCTTCACGGTGCTTTCGAGGACAGCCTTCCCCGACAGGAGCCCCGAGAGCAGACCGGACATGATGTGCCCGCCGAGCTCCATCATCACCCGGCTGGGGCTGTGGATGTGGAACACGTCCTTGATCGCGCCGACGATCTTGTCTTTGATCAGGCTCGCCCAGCGGCCGATGCCGTTCTTGGCGTCGTTGATGACCGCCCACGTGCCATCGATCAGGCCACGGATCATGTCCGCGCCGGACCCCGTCAGCCACCTCTTCGCGCCGTCAAAGGCACCCACAGCGTGGTCGATCACGTTCCGCTGGAACCATCCGCCGATCCCGCGGCCGACGCTCAGCGCGCCGTCTTTCAGCCCGGACACGATCGCCGATCCGCGATCCACCAGCCACCGACCGGCCGTACGGAACGGCGACACGACCGGGCTGATGACGTGGTCGCTCACCCAGCCGCCCAGCCGGGTAGCGCCACGAGAGATGCCTCGCGTCAGGCCGCCCACGAACTCGCCGCCACGCTTGATCAGCCAGCCGCCGGCCCCGACGAACGGTTTGAGCATGTAGCCGATGCCCTCACCGATCTTCGCGATCACCCACGCGAAGCCGGTCTTGATGCCGTTGCCGAGGCCCCGGACCGCCGTGCGGCCGGCGTCCACCAGCCGCAGACCCCACACGCCGACGCGAGTCGTGAACAGGCCCGACTCGCGCTCCAAGACGGCCGTCCCATCAGGGAAGACTCGCACGAGGCCCTTCCACAGCGACTCACCGAAGAACTTCGCGACCTTCCCCGCGGCGTCACCGATCGGCTTCGTCAGCGCGCCGACCTTCCGCAACATCGGCGCCGCCGCCTTCAGCACCGGGATCCGCTCAAAGACCTTCGCCAGCGGGCCCGCGACCTTACCGACGCCGATGAAGCTGAGCGCGGCAATAACCGTGTCCCACCAGTGCTTCTCCCAGAAATGAGGAGAGAACAGGTCCATGCCGAAACTGGTGATGAACCCGATCGCGAACCCCAGCGACTGGCCGCCGACGCTCTTGCCGACGTCGGTCCAGTCGATGCCGCCGAGAGCCTTCTCCAGCTTCTTCGCGATGTCCGCCGTGTGCGTGGTCACCCACTGGAAAGCCGTCCCCAGCCCCTCGCCGATCTGCTTACCGAGCTTGCCCCAGTCGATGTTCCCGATGGCGTCACCGATGCCACCAGAGATCAGACCCCGCAACTGCTCGCCGAGCTTGGTCGCCTGCGACTTGACCGGCGCCGGAGCCTTCACCGTTGCCGGGATCCGCGTCGTCCCCACCTTCACCGTGGGGGACGGGACGATCAGGTCCGGGCGGCGCAACGAGTTCGGGATCAACGTGGCCGGCGCCTTGATGGTCGGCGACGGCAGCCTGACCACCGGCTTCTTCTTCGGAGTCAGACCGTTGAAGAAATCGCCAATGAGCCCCGAGACTGTAGAGAAACCAGACTCGATCTGGTCGACAGGAACCAGATTCACCAGGGCAGTCGAGAATTTCCCTACCTCTGGTAGTGCCGACTTGTTCAGGTACGACACAAACGACGTGATCGGCGGCAGGAGTTTCATGCCAATCTTGATCGCGAATACGTCGAGATTCGATTCAAGGATCTTCAGTTGCGCGCCGGCCGTCTTACGCTGCGCAGCGACCGCCGGGCCATACTTCCCCATGCTGGAGTTGACCTGATCCTGCTTCTTCCGCAGCACGTCCAGGTTGTTGAGCAGCGTCAGGATGCCGCTGGAGCTGCGGCCGCCACCGAACGCCCTGCTGAGGATCTGCGACTGGCGCTCAGCCGACAGCCCGGACTTGTCGAGGTGGTCCCTCAACAGCGACACCGCGCCGATGAGCCCCTGCGGGCCGCGCATGGCCTTGGCCAGGTCGAGCCCGTTCAGGCCGATCTTCTTGAGCTGCTTGTCTGCGGCCGCGCTGGGCGCGCCCAACAGGGAGAACGACATCCGCAACCGGGTCGCCGCGTCCACGGCCGGAATGCCCTCATCCGTCATCAGCGCCAAGGCGCCACCGACCTGCTTCAGCGACAGCCCGAAGGACTTCGCCGACGGCAGGATGCCCGTCCCGATCGCGGCGACGAAGTCCTCCATGCGCATGTTGCCCGCGCCGATGATCGCGTTGACCGTGGCGGCCGCGGTGCTGAAGTCCCCCGCGCCCTTGATCCCGGACCGCCACGCGCCGGCCAGCGCGTTGGTCGTGTCCTCCAAATTGGAGCCGCCGAGCGCGGCCAGGTCCGAGGCGGCCTTCAGGTCCTTCATCGCGCTGACGTTGTCGAGCCCGACGCTCTTGAGGTGGTACATCGCGTCGGCCAACTGCTGCGGGCCCTGCTCGCTCGTCTTGCCCAGCTGCAGGATGCCCTTGGACAGCACCGCCACGTCCCGCGCGGTGCCGCCAGCTTGGGTTTGGACCTTCTTCATCTCCGACTGGAACTCGACGGCCTTCTTCGCCGACTCGCCAAGCCCCACCGCGAGGCCACCAGCGAGCGCACCGCCCGCCAGAGTCACGGTCTTCGCCAGCCGCCCAAGGCCACGGTCCAGAACCGATGCCCGGCCGGCCACCCGGTCGAAAGTCCGCGAGGCGCTATCCCGGGCGATCAGGTCGTACCGGACACCAGTTGTGCGGATAGCCACGACGTCCCCTCAGCTTCTCGGGAGCCGCCGCGCGGCCGTCAGCTACTGGTCAAGCGAGGCGTCGGACTGGCGGCGTTCCTCAGCCTCGATCAGGTAGAGGACATGCCACTCCGACAGTTCCCGAGAGGTGAGCCGCCGCAGCAGCTCACCCTGGGTCATTCCGAGGTCGCGGGCGAGAGTGAGGACGAAGCGGCGCCATCCCCGGTCGGCGCCGTCTCGGAGTTTCCCTCCATCGCCGCCTCGTCCTCGTCGCTCATCCCGGACAGGCGGGCAGCGACCTCGTACAGGCGGTTCAGGACCAAGCTGGACTTCTTCCCGAGTTCGGGGGCGTGCCGCTCGGAGAAGATGCGGGTGCCGTTCTCGTTCACCAGCACTCGCACAAGCAGCTTGGCCCGCGCGTTGGTGACGTCGATCTCGCCATTGCGGCGGATCGACTGCTCGAAGGCGTCCCTCTCGGCGCCGGTCATCGCCTTGACGCGGACCTTTCCTCCCCACTCGGGGCAGTCCACGGTCTCGGTGACGATGTCGTCGGCCGCCAGGATGGCGTCGGCGGACAGGGTCATGTGCTGCTCACTCTCTACGTGATGTCTCTTGAAATGCCGTCCATGATGCGGTTCACCGCGAGGCGAGCGCGCGGACCGGCCACGCGCATGACCTTGTAGAAGTACGGGTGCGGCTCCTGCTTCACCCACACCTCGCGGTTGCCGTACACCGGGTGACGCCATGGGCTCTTCAAGCCCTCCATGTACGACTGCACAGCCCGGGCCTGCGGCGGCATCCTCCGGCCGTCCACACGGAGCACCGCCGAGGCCTGCTTGCCAGCCGTCTTGAGCTGCAGAGTCGTCGCCCGCGACATCTGCCCCCGCAGCCCATCGGCCGTGAACGGGCGCTTGGACGGGATCTGTCTGATGCTCGCACGGACCGCTGGGATGACAGGCTTCGCGGCGATCCGCAGCTCCTTCCGGAACCGCTTGAGCACCTCACGGTCATCCATCGCCCGCAGCTCGCGCACGATCCTCGTCAAATCCCGGCCGTGCCGCAGCTCCGCGCCGGTCATCAGGACGGGATGGCGACGTTTTCGCTGGGCTCTTTGGTGATCGCGAAGTTCACCGTGAGCTGCGCCACCGACGTTACGTCGGTCTGCTTGGGAACGGATGTGACCTTCACCGGGAAGACGTCCGCCAAGTGCCCGGCGACGTCGCCCTCCCACATCCAGATGATGTATCCAGCACTGCCGCGCGACAGCAGCGTCCGCACATCCGTGCTGGTGCTGTCCGCGTAGAACGTCAGGCTCGAGTCGCCGGCGGTGGTCGTGGAGGACACCTTGGAGATGAACACAGAGCCCAGCGACGGGGCGTCCTCGGTGTTGCCGGTGACCTCCCAGCCGGACACGGCGCTGATCTCGTCGCTCAGATCCGTACCGGCGTTGATCTCGCTGCGGGTCGGGCTCGCGATATTGGACACCGACGGCGCCCACACGCACTTGGATACGCCCTGCCGGTAGTACCGGTCGCTGGCGGTGATCGGGGTTGCGCTCACTTCTCGTCACCCTCCTTGGGGGCCCGCCGACGCGACGGCTTCTCCGGCGCGCGCTGGCTCTTCTCCCCGACCGGCAACGCCGCCGGGGCCTCCTCGCTGCTGACGGTCCCGTCCGGATCCGGTTCGGGCTGGGGCTCCGGCTTCGGCGGCGGATCCGTCACCACCCAGCCCGATGCCCGGTGACCGGCCACCAGTCGATCCTCGACCTCAATCACCTGCTCCGACGGCAGATCCGGGTGCCGCATCCACGTACTCACGACACGCTCACCCGCACCACGGCCACCGTCACGCTGGTGACCCCGTCGTAGGTGATCGCCGCCCGCCCCGTCCCGGGGTCCCGGTACCGGTCAGTCACTGGGATGAGCTCGGTCTTCCCCGCAGCGACGGTCACCGTCCGGTCCGAGATCGTCAGATCCCCGTCGACCGTCCCCGGCGTCGCCAGCGTCACCGTGTGCGAACTGGCGTCCCCGTTCTTGACCGCCAAGAACACCCCGGCGCCCGTCTGGCAGTCATCCCCACCAGACGTAGCCGCCACCAGCACGCCGTCCAGTTGCAAGCCCGTCAAGGGCACCACATTCGTTACCAGGGCAGCCATGGCCCCTCACTTCCTCGTCACGAAACGACCACAGCCCGCACACGCGCAGCGGGCGGATGGGATAGTGCGGGCCACTAACGGCCACACCAAAGGGGGACACACGGTGAACCTGCGCGACGCAAAAGCCCAGATCGAGCGCGACCACCCGGAACTCACAGGGACAGCGAAGATCCAAGCCATCAAGGCGCTCCGCGAGCAGGACGCGGCCAGCACAGCCAAGCCAGCAGCTGACGACGCCCCGACGCCGGCCACCGTCGTCGACGCCTGGGTGCTCCTCGCGCTCGTCTTCATCGGCATGCGGCTCATCGCCTGGCCCATCTGGGGATCACCCACCGCCGGGCCCACCTGGTACGACGTGCTCTACGTCGTCCTGCTCATCACCGCCATCACCGCCGTGGTCGGCGCCTACCGACGCCGCTAGCGGCGGGAGTAGCTCTGGCAGTCCACACCGAACGCGATCTGCGCCAGCGCCCCCTGCGGGGTCTGCGGCTGCGTCAACGTGTGCGCCCCCAAGACGGCCAGATCGACGGCACCCCCGAGTCGCGGGTTATCCGCCAGCGCGCCGCCGACCGCGCTGAACAGGGCATAGGCGCGGCGCCGGGCGGTCGGCATGTCCGTGGACGAACCCAGCAGCACCTGCACCGCACAGTTGATCGTGAACGTCTCCCGGTCCCGCGCGCGGCTAAGCCCCTCGTGCTCGTTCGAGCCGTCCTCGACCGCGGACAGCGACTCGTCCTCGAAACCGACCGTCACGGCTTCCATGATGGGATCCGCCGACACCACCGGGCCGTCCAAAACCGTCACGCCCTCCAGAGCCGTGGCCGTGGACAGCACGCCAACCAGCGCGTCATAGGCGTCTGGGACACTCGACGACCAAACCACCACGACCCCCTCACGCGATCCCCGGCGGCCGGCGGTATGGCTGCCACAGTTCCAGCACCCGCTGCGGCAGTGCGAACCCCGTCGGGATACGCACCGCATCATCCGCAGCGGTAGGCAGGCCGACGCGCTGCAGGCCACCCTGCTGCGTCATCGACCACAGGTGCCGGATCAGTTCCAGCGCGCCCAGACGCACCGTGTACGGGACCGTGCCCGGGCCCGCGGTGTACACCACCTTCACGTTCTTGGTGCCCACCGCGAATCGGGCCGACTGGCCACCGAAAGTGCGCCGGGTGATCTGGCCCGTGCCGTAATCCACCGTGTACGCGAATGCGCTGTTCTGCTGCCCGAGCGGCTGCTCCGTCAGCGGAAACGTCGACTGCCCGTAGAACTCGGTCACCGAATCCACACTCGCCAGCGGCAGCCAGTCCGGGACGATTGTGGGCCGACCGCCGTCGAACCACTGCGTGTGCTGCTCCGCCACAACCGGACCCACCACGTCCCGGGCCATCTCACTTGCCGCCAGCATGAATCCCTGCAGCTCGGCGTCCTGCGTCAGGTCATCGATGGCGATGTTGAGATGGTCCTTCACCGAGGCCAGGTCAACGATTGACGCCATGACTGTGTCTCAGGTCCGGTTGGGCGGCTCCGCCGCCTTCGTCGTCCGCTTCGGGGCTGGGCCGACGCTGCGGGCGCCGCTGAGCACGTGCTCGAGCTGCTTCCCGACGAGCTGGATCTCCGCGGCGGCCACGCTCGGGATGCGCTTCCTTCCGCCGCCCTGCTTGTCCTCGACCTCGATCGTCGCCGGGTCGACCAGGCCCCGGTTCTCCTGCACCGCCTCCCGCACCTCGTCGGCCATCGTCTCCAGCTGGGCGCGGATGTCCGCCGCCTGCTCGGGGTCGGAGTCCTTGACCTGGTCGAAGCGGTCGATCAGACCGCGAGCGATGTTGATCGGATTCATGGGTGGAGCCCTTTCAGGTAGCGGCGAGCACAGAGAACGTGAAGCTGGGGGTGGTGCCGGTGATCGCCCACGCAATCTGGGCGTACAGGCCCTTGACCTGTACCTGCTTGACCACCGTCCCGGCCGCGGTGATCGCAGTGAACGTGTCGCCGCCGCCGTCCGGGGCACCGAAGTTGGTGCCGTCGTCCGACCACAGCACCGACAGCGTCATCGACGGGCTCGTCCCTGAAACCGCCGAGACGTTGACCTCCAAATCGAGCACGGACGTGTCCGACAGCGCCAGCGGGCCAGAGTTGCCCGACGCCGTGCGCGCGGCAGACGACACGAGAGTGAACGGACCAGCCACTGCAGCGGCTCCTTCCAGCAGCGCGTGGCCGGACCTTGGGGCCCCGGCCACGCAAAGGACGGCTCAGAATGCCGGTGTGACCGACCCCGTACCCGTCACCGCAGCGATCGCCTTGGGGTAGCGACCGGGCTGGAACGAGACATAGTTGTACAAACGCACGAACAGCGAAAGTTGCTGAGCATACGTCTGTTCGAATGCCTCGGCCCTGACGTTGCCCTCCCACAGGAACACGTCGCTCGCGCGCATCACCAGGATGACGTCCTGGTTGGTGCCCGTGCCCAGGTTGGTGGGCAGGTTGGCGTCCGCGTAGACGGGGAGGCCGAGCATCTCGCCGACGTAGCCTTCGGCGGCGATGGCGCCGGGCTGGCCGGCGGCGTTGAAGGGGCCCTGCCCCTGGGGGACGACCATGGGCCGGTTGCTGGAGTCGGACTGCGCGAGCGCCCACGCCCACCGGCGGGGGTGCATCACGATGCAGTTCGGCGGCTGGTAGCGGGTGGTGTGGATCGCGGAGATCGCCGCACCGAGGCTGGAGTACATGCCGCCCGCGCCGCCGAGGGCCGGGGTGGCCTGAGTCCAGGCGATGGAGTTGGTGCCGGACAGGGTCAGCAGGCCCGTGGCCTGTCCACTGCTGCCGGAGCCGGAGAGTACCTGGACGTCGAGCTTCTGGGCGTAGTCCGCCGCGAGGTCGCCGAGGATCAGATCGTCCACGTTGAGCGGGGACTGCTCGACGAGCTGCATGGCGATGGTCTGGCCACCGGCGAGGGTGATGACGGGGCTGGCGACGCTGCCGGTCGTCGCGTCGGTCTGCTGCACCCCGGAGTTCTGCGTGGCCTGCACCGCGACCGCGGTACCGGTGAGCATCTTCGGAATGTTGATCGAGTCGGTTCCGGGCGGCACGTCGCCGGGCACGACGCGGTCGGCGGTGACGCGGCCGGGACGGGCGAGCTTGACGAACTCGTCTTCGAGCCACAGGGGCGGCACGAGTTCGCCGCCAGCGCCGTTGGTGGTGGACAGGGCGCGCTGCTCGGCCCGCCGGTCGCCCTTGCGGGCGCGCTCCTGGATCTCCGCGGCGACCATCTTGTCGTTGCGGCGCAGACGCTCCATGGCGTCCCGGTCGCCCTGCCGCTTGGCCAGGTAGAGGTCGCGGAAGTAGGAGCGTCCGCCGGGGCCGGTGCGGTACTCGGGCGGTTCGTCGGCGGTGATGCCGCGAGCGGCTGGCGGCCGGTCGTCTCCGCCACCAGCGCCCCCGGGCTGCGGCTGGGCGTACCGCTTGGCCATCTCGGCGGCGGCCTCGTCGGTGCGGATCTGCTCGTCGAGCTCGGCGCACCGGGCGTCGATGTCGCGGATTTCCTGCTCACCGGCCTCGAAGCTGCTGCGCTCCTCGGCCGTGAGCTTGTCTCGCTTCTCGTTGCTGACGGTCTCCAGGATGGCGTCGAGCGCCATGCGCTTCTCGGCACGCGTCTCCTGGAGAGCCTTGATCATGTCCCGCTTGTTCACGGGATGGCTCCCTCTGTAGATGGGGTTGGCGTGCCTGCCATGCGTGCTGGGTGGTGGCCCGGGTGGTGCCCCGATGGGGGTCCGGCGCGGGCTCCGGCGCGGCGGCCGGGCAGGCGAAAACCCGGACGCCGCTCAGCGGCTCCGGGCAAGTCGAAAGGAGGCTCTGAACAGAGCCGGGATGAGGTGGTGCTCAGCTACAGGGCGAGCGCCCGGGCGCGAAACTGGTACCAGTCGAGGTCGGCCGCGTTCTGCTGCTCCTCGGATGCACCCTCGTCGCCCATGCCGCCCTCGGGCTCGTCATCGTCCGGATTCGGGACGCCTATCAGACCGGACAGCACTTCCTGCGCCTCGTCCACGTTGTCGTCCGCGGCGGCGACCAGGTCGAGCACCTTCTGCAGCGTGGTGAGCGTGTCCACGGACAGGGCCTTGCCCTCGCGTAGTTCCCCGACGCGGTCCTTGGTCCAGGTGAGCATGTCGCCGCGGGTCGCCAGCAGCACCGGTGCCGGCTCGGGAGTGCGGAACTCCGCAGCGAGCCGGTCGAACACCTCGCGACGCTCATCCGGGGCGAGCCGTTCCAGGTGCGCCTGCAGGTCGCGGGAGTTGAGCGTCGCGCCAGCCGTGTTGGGGTTCGCCCCGTAGTTGACCACGCTCACGTCACCCTTGTTGAGGTTCACTTCGAGGATGTCCCGCTGCTCCCAGTCAGGCGACCAGATCTGCCGCGTCACCCAGAACCCGAAGCTCATCTCGTCCACGTCGCCGCGCTGCATCGCGGAGCGCAGGGCCTGCACGTGAGGACTGGACGGGTCGAGGTCGGCCTCGGTGTGCAGGCCGCTGCTGTCCTCGGACAGGCGCAGCGTCCCGGACTTGGTGCGGGCCAGCGTGAGGCCCTCATGGTTGACGAGGAACGGGACGTCCGCACCCTCGCTGAGCGTCTTCTTGAACGCGCCCGAGCGGACGACCTCGGTGTACGGGCCGAACAGGTCGTACATCTCGTATGGCGCCTCGGTCACGCAGGCGTAGCCCTCGAACAGCAGCGTCTCACCGCCCGAACCGTCGGGGACTGCCCGCAGCTCCACGTCGCGGAACGGCATCGCCCGGTGCTCCACCGCGGTGCGCCGCTCGCCGCGGGCCGACCGGTCCGGCACCCACGCGAACTCCGCCTTCAGATCGGCCTCGGTGTAGTCGTCGCCAAGCTTCCCCACCTGGGCGGCCGCATCCCAAGCCGTATCGGTGGTCGCGGTGTGGTGCACACTCACAGCGGGCATGTCACGGTCCCTTCGCAGGCGCGGACGGTCCAGAATCCGGCTGCGGGCCGGAGTCAGGCTGGTCGGGCTCCCAGCCCGGATCGGTCGTGTGCGCCGAGTTCAGCGGCGCATAGGGGTCGGCGCCCTTACCGTCGGGCAGCGGCGGCAGGTTCTCCTTCGCGCGGATCTCGTCCGGCGTCATCCCGGCGATGTTCCGGGCCATCTGGTAGTACAGCCACCGGCCGGCCGTGTCTGTGCGCAGCAGATCGTCCGTGTCGAACAGGGCGAACTGCGGCTTCGGCAGCATCATCGACCAGGCGTCTTCGAACGGGCCGATCCACGCCGCCAGCGTGTGCCGCAGGAACCCGAGGGTCTGCTGCTCGATGCCGGTTCCCCACGAGGTGGTGCGGTCGACCTGGCCGAGCATGTGCGGGGGAATCCCGAACAGCATCGCGATGTCCAAGTTCTGGGCAGCGCGCGTGCCGAGGAACTGGGCGTCCTCCGGGGTGACGCTGATGTTCTGCCACTTCGCGCCGCCCGACAGGATGCCGATGCTGTGCGCATTCTCCAACCCCGAATGGGAAGCCTCGAAGACCTCCTTCATCTGCCGGGCCCGCTCACGGTCGAGATCACCATCAACGGTGATCACGCCGGTCATGTGGGCGCCCTTGCCGAAGAACCCGGCACCGAACTCCTCAGCCGCCAAACCGAGGCCGATCGCCGTGCGCGCGTAGGAGATGACGCTCATCCCCGTCGGCGACTCCGGATAGGCCATCCCGATCAGGTGGACCATGTCCGCGGCGTCAGTCCACTCGCGGTTGATCCAATACTGGCGCTGGCCGGCCTTGTCGAACTGGCAGCGCACCCGGTCTGGGTGCAGGATCCGCAGCCGTGTCGGCCGCAGCAACTTGTCCCTGGCCGTCACCACCGCATAGGCGTTGCCTCGCAGCAGCAGGCTGACCATCATCTGCCCGAAGCCGGCCCGGCGCGTCAACAGTGCCGTCGACGTGGCCCCGCCGAACGGGTCCGCGACGATCGTCGGTGCCGGGGAGAGGGCCTTTCGGATCTCGCCCTGCATGCGTACCGCCGATAGTGGCAGCCCGGCGACGGTCTGGCTGAGGATCCGCACACACGCGGCGACCGCGATCAACTGCATCGCGGTGTCCTCGGTGACCGGCACCCCGGCCGCCGTGTAGCCAGCAAGCGACCCATTCGAAGGGATCGCCCACGGGTCCCCGCCGCTCGACGGCGCGATACTCACCCGCCGCTCGGGCCCGCGGCGTACTGCTCTACGGAGCAGGCTCATCGTCGATCACCCACCCGACGAACAGCAGCGCCAGACCCGTCGCCACGAGCCCGAGGACCGGCAGCCACCACCACGCCGCCCCCACAAGGCAGCCGATCCCCGCCACCTCCACCGCATCCGACAAAGGCCCGCGACTCACCCGCGGCACCCGCAACCACCTACGCAGGCGGACACGCACCACACGCACCCCCTACAGGTCGGCCCAGTTCCAGAACTGCGGCTGCGGCGCGGGCTCCGGCTCGTGCATCGCGCGTTCCAGCGCCATCACGGCCGCCACAGCGAGGTCGATCTTCCGCGGGGATCCCTTGGCGTCCTTCGACAATCGCGAGCCCCGCGAATCCGTCTTGATCACACAGTTGGCGAGATGCCGCGACAACCGAGGGTCAGCCGAGTGCGTCAGCGACCTGTTCATGACCGCCTCGTAGAAGCGAGTCGTCGCCGGAATCATCCGCTTCGGGCTCTGCGGGAACTCAACGACCGGCAGGCCCTCCTCCTCGAGTACCTGGTAAGTGCGAGCCCACCGGTACGGGTCGCACACGATCTCGCGAACCTGCCAGCGTCGGCACGCTGCACGGATCGCATCCTCGACTTCCAGAATCGGCACCGACCACTCGGGACCCGCCTGTGGCGGCCTCTCCCACGCCTCCACGACATCCACATGCGGCAGTTCGCCGTCCCGAGGGCAGGTCACCACCACCAGGGCCGTCGAGTCACCATTGAACGAGCCGTCGAAGCCGAGGCACACCTCAGTGCCAGCATGGATGGGCTCGGCCGCCCCCGTGCATCCTTCCCAGGCGCCTGCAGGCAGCCACGCAGCCGCGGTGTTCACCCACTGGTTCAGCCGCTTTGTGCGGAACTCCGCCTCCGGCGTGCGCCTCACGGCTGACGCGAAGTCCTCGGGGTCGATCAGATCACCGTAGGCCGGGTTCGCGATCCGCCACGTGCGCTCTGCGCGGTGGTCGGCGTTATCCGGGGCGCCCCACCACGCCATGAAGAACGACGGGTCGACCTCCTCGCCGGCCGCCAGTCGCACCCCGTACTGGAACAGGCTGTAGCAGATCGAGTCCAGGCCGCGGGAATCCGTCTTTACCCCGGCCGTGGTGATGGCGATCAGCAGCGGGTCAAGCTGGGCGCCCATCGCGAGCGACATGACGTTGAACAGGTCCGGATTCGGCTGGACGTGCAGCTCGTCGAACAGGACCCGCGTCGGCCGAAGACCTTCCTTGGTGAACGCCTCCGCCGACAGGCACCGGTACACCGACCCGGTACCCGCGACCTCCAAAGCGTCCTTGTAGACCTTGATAGCCTCCGACAGGTCCGGGCTGGCCTCCACCATGCGCTTGGCGTCGCCGAACACGATCCGCGCCTGTTCCTTGTCGCCAGCGCACGAATACACCTCAGCGCCGGAAGATTCGAAGAGGCCATCCAGCGCCAAGCCCGCCCCGAGGCCGGACTTACCGTTCTTCCGTGGTTCGCCGATCAGCGCCATGCGGTGCTTGCGGCGGCCGTCCGCGCGGCGGGCGAACAGATAGGCCAGCAGCGTCTTCTGCCACGACCGTAGCGTCAGTGGATGCCCCGACGGACCTGCGAAAGAGTCCTTGGTGACCGTGCACAGCGTCTCTATGAACTCCGCGACGTGCTCGCCGTCGCCGCGCCGCACCTCCGCCGCCGTCACCGGCGTCAGGTACTGCGGCGGCCATGGCTTTACCGGCCTTCCGCTGCTACTTGCCGTCGGCCGCGCGTTCCTGGCGGCGCGCGATGAGCTCGTCAAGCTTGGAGGCACGCTTCACCTCCGCGTACCCCAGCCGCGCCCGGTCCGTCGGCGTGAAACCGCACAGGCTCTCGTACTTCGTGATCTGCGACTCGACCGCGCGAATCTCAGAAAGAAGCGGATGCGCCCGCGCCTGACCCATCGAACCGGCTATCATGTAACCGTCCTGAGCAACCTGATCCCGCATCGCTTCCCGCTCATCGTGGGCCTCGCACAAACGGGTCAGGACATCCAGATCAGTCGTCGGCGACAGCCACGCCTGCCCTGCGGTCCACAACCGCTCCCAGGCCCCGCGCCCCGCCTCACCGAGCGAATCCGGCACTGCCGGGATCGACGCGACAGCCGCCAGATGAACCACCGGTTCAGGCAACGCCCGCTTCCCCGGGTTCCCGGTTCGGCGCTTACGCTCCGTCGGAGTCGGCGGCCGTCCAGCGGGCACGGAACCCACCCCCGAAAATGGACCATGGTCAAAAACCGGGCGAATTTCGCGTCGGTGTGTTTTTGGCTGGGGGGC